TAGAATCTAAGATTGCTGAACTTGAAGGTAAAGAAGATCCAATGAGTATTGCCGCATTGCGAGTGTATCGTAGGTTTCTTTATCAATTACAAGTAAGCAAGGTAGAAGTTGTTTCTAAGATTGGAAAGAAGTGATGACTAAAGCATAGAAACCATTATCAGAAAAGCGCGGGTTTAATAGGCTAGTTAAAAAATTAAAGCGTGAGCGTAAGAACGCACAGCCTGTACAGCCCGCGCCCTTCAAGGAAGAAAAAAATGAACGAACGAATTAAAGCACTTGTTGAACAGGCACGAAAATACGCAGACGAAAATCGTCCAGGATCCTTTGTAAAATATGATCCTGAATGGTTTGTTTTGTATAACGAAAAGTTCGCCGAGTTGATTGTGCGGGAATGTATTAGTGAATTGCGTGATGCATTTGATATGACAATTGAAGAAGGCAATCATCTTAAAGAACATTTCGGAGTTGAAGAATGAACGAAGAATTTGAAATAGCAGGAGTGATAGGAACAGAAAAGTTTCCCCAAGTTAGACAATTATGGGACGGGCATACAGTCCATACCGATCAATCTGACGAACGAACTGTGCCTATGATGTTTAAGAATCTTCCTGCTGGTACGCAACTATTCATTAAGAAAACAAAAGATGAACGAACGAATTCATGAACTTGCCGAACAGGCTGTGGAAGACACGCAACTACTTATGATTATGGAGTATAAGAATTTTGAGAGCAAACTATACGAAAAGTTCGCCGAGTTGATTGTTAAGGAATGTATTGACATTGCTGACAAAGCAGAACCGTACAAGGCTAATGATTTGATTAAACAACATTTCGGAGTTGAAGAATAATGGAAGCAGTAGTAGAAACAACAGAATGGTCTGGTGATATTCAGCCCAATCATAAATACTTGCTTGATGGTGCAAAGGTACTTGCATACATCAAGCAAGGTTCTACTACGCCATTCTATTTCAAAACACCATTGACAATTGACAAGCGTGGTCGTAAGTTTGCCCCACTTAAGGTTAATCCTTTCAAAGTGAAAGAAAAGGTTACAGTTATCAAAGTGTCCGGTAGCAAAGGTCAGGTCTATTCTATTGACACACTAGATAAAACATGTACATGTCCCGGATATACTTTTCGCGGAGCATGTAAACATTTAACAGAATTAGTAAAATGAAAACATCCCAATGGGAAGGTAATCAACTACCAAAGTTAACTAATGCACAAGCCTCATTAACTAAAATTATTGAAGTAATAAATAATTTTGGAGAAAAACAATCATTAGAAATTCCCACTGAACGTGCGTTAACGGTTTATGTAGATAAAAAAGAAATTGTTACACTAATGACATTAGGAGCATATCCCGAATGGTTAGTATTAGGGTATTTGCTTAATCAGCGTTTAATAAACTCGGTATTAGAGTTAGAATCTATAACTGTAGATTGGGAAGTAAATGCTGCCGCAGTAAAAACTTATAATGGAATCGTTAATCTAAAGAAAAAAACTGCTAAACATATTGTCACTACAGGGTGCGGGCAAGGAAGTATGTTTGGAAATTTAATGGACAACATAGCAGATATACAATTACCAGAGTCAACTATTAATCAAAGTCAATTATATTCTATAGTAAATACTATACGTATAAATGATAGCGTTTATAAAAGTGCCGGTTCGGTACACGGTTGTGCTTTATTTGAAGGTGAAAGTATGCGTGTGTTTATTGAGGATGTGGGAAGGCATAATGCATTAGATTCAATAGCCGGATGGATGGCTATTCATCCTGAAGTAATACATAATAAAGTGTTTTACACGACAGGTAGATTAACGAGCGAGATGATAATTAAGGCTGCACAAATGGGAGTACCCATTGTTATATCACGAAGCGGCATTACGGAAATGGGATATTATATTGCACAAAAACTTAATTTATGTGCCATTGGTCGGGCAACTAACAAAAGATTTTTTTGTTTTACTGCTCCGGATCGTTTAGTATTAGGATTTTAAAAATGAAAATAGCAATATGTAGTGATTTACACTTAGAATTCATGGACATCAACATCCAGAACACAGAGAATGCAGATGTATTAATCTTGTCCGGCGATATTCTTGTCGCCGAGGACCTGCACAATCATCCTGAAGTGCATCCTATGGACCCTACAAACATTCCTAACTTGGGTCGCAGACAATCAACTGCATTACGTTTCCGTGACTTCATCAAGCGTTGTAGTTTTCAATTCCCGCATGTTGTGGTAATTGCAGGCAATCATGAATTCTATCATGGTAATTGGAAAGCCAGTATCCAGTACCTACGTGATGAATATAGTAAGTTTCCGAACATCTATTTCCTTGAGCAAGAACTTAAGGTGATTGATGATGTAACATTCATTGGTGCAACATTGTGGACTGACTGTAACAAAGGTGACCCTCTTACGCTTCATGCATTGGGTGATATGATGAATGATTTTAGAATCATTCGCAATGATGAACTTGGATTTACTAAGTTACGTCCTGCTCATACTATGCATCGCCATCAAAGAACTGTTGGTTATTTGAAAACAGTATTGTCTGATAGAAAAGATAGTAAGGTTGTTGTTGTCGGTCATCATGCACCTACATTGAATAGCATACATGAACGCTATCGTAATGATCAATTGATGAACGGAGGTTATGCAAGTGACCTGAGCGAATTAATCTTGGATCATCCACAAATTAAACTTTGGACGCATGGACATATGCATGATCCTTTTGACTACATGGTTGGTGAAACCCGCGTGGTTTGCAATCCTCGTGGTTATGCAGGACATGATGCACAAGCCGATGTGTTTGAAGTAAAGTTTTTGGACATCTAATTACAATTAGTTGCCCAATATATGTTGTACGACAGTTAGAAACATAGTATAATTGTTGTACATCGTGCGAACGATGAATCATTTAATAAGGAAAACAAAATGACTTTAACTAAACAAGCCCGTGTACTAGAAGCACTACAAGCCGGTGAGCAACTTACCGCAAAACAAATCGCCGCACGTTTTGGCGTAAAGAACCCAACCGCTACTGTTAGTGACTTGCGTTTCGCTGGTTATGCAGTTTATGCAAACAAGCACACCGACACCAAAGGTCGTACTTCTACCAAGTACCGTTTGGGTCGTCCAAGCCGTGAAATCGTAGCTGCTGGCTACAAAGCAATGGCTCTTGGTCTAGTCTAATCTCGGGATGAGATGAGCAATAAAGGGTGCATTGCACCCTTTATTTACTTGTACAAAAATCAATTTTGTGTTATAATTAATAAAGGAAATAATATGTATATTACACTAACAAACGCAACACCCGCACACCGCGGAAACAAACTAGCAATTGATAGTAAATTGATTGCTACAATTCATAATTCAACTATTACCCGTGAGACCGGTGAAACAGAAAATGTTACATTTATTTTTTGTCCACCACATGGTACTTGGGAAGTAGTTGAAACATTGGAAGAAGTAGTTGCTGAACTTAACAATGACATTTGGAATCGCAAATGAACGACCAAACTAGAGAAGTATTGCTAATCCTACAAGAGGAATGTGCTGAGGTAACTCAAGCAATTAGCAAATGTTTTCGTTTTGGACCTGATCAAATGAAGCCAGGAAAAGATAGAACAAACGTCAATATGCTTGAAGAAGAAATTGGCGATTTGTTCGCTATGGTTGAATTGCTTGTTGATTTAAAGATTGGGGTAACCCAAAACGGTATCAGTAAAGCAAAGAAACAGAAATTTGAAAAATTGAAACAATGGTCTAACTTGAAAATTAATAAATAACATTATGGATTACTCTCTTACTTATTTCTTGGATCTTGTTTTTGCCTTCTTATTAGGAGCGTGGATAACTGATAAGATTATTTTTTACAAAATACGTAAAACATTAGAAGAAGCCGGAGTAGATTTTGAAGATGATGAAGAAGATAAAGTAGAAGTAATTAAAGTTAAGAAATGTTTTGTAGAGAAAATTAACGGATCATTATACCTTTACGAACATACTACAAATAGCTTTATTGGTCAAGCTAAATCATTAGATGAACTTGCTATTCTTGCCAAGGATCAGGCCAGAGTTGTAGGGGTAAGTTATAATGAAGAAGTACTTTGGTTTGTTGACGGGAAAGTTAGGACTACAATATGAAATTAAATATTGGCAAGTTTCCAAAGAAATCTAGTGGGAGACGAAAAATTGATATTCAAATTGAAAACCATGATACTTGGAATCTAGACCACACTCTAGCATTGATTATCTATCCAGCCTTGCTTCAACTTAAAGCAACTAAACAAGGGGTGCCAAGTGAATTTGCCGATGTTGGCGGCGAGAGTAATGGGACGCAAGATAGTTTTGATTTCTACCAAGAAACACATGAAGATGCCTGGAAAGACGGACTAGAACGCTGGGATGACGCATTAGACAAGATGATTTGGTCTTTTGAGCAATTGCTTAAAGGTGAATATGATGATCAATATCATCACGGCGATGCCGAATATGATTGGGTCAAGACTGACAAAATATTCCCCAATCCTATTACAGGTAAAGTAGAAGATACATTTCAAATGGTTGACAAAAATCCCAATGAGCATTGGTATGATGGTGTTGGTCATTTAAAACACGAGGAACGAATACAAGAAGGGCTTGAATTGTTCGGTAAGTATTATCGTAGCTTGTGGGATTGATATGTTTGATAGAATAGCAAAAGAATTAGAAGCAATAGTAGTAGATCCAAAGAGCGAGAAAGACTTCTATATCACCGAACAAGAATTTGATGATTTTTGCAAAGAGTTTCTATTTGAAGAACTAAAAGGTAACGATGATATAGGTGGAGCATTTTGCAAAAAGTACGGTCAATCAAATTATGTGCTAAGTACTCTATTGAGTAATAAATCAGCAAAAGAACATATTAAAAAATTCTATATAAAATGAACACAATATCACCAATTTCTATTCCATTTTATGAATTTACTGCCGATCAAGAATTGACAAATGATGTTTTGGAAGATGTAAAAAAACTAAATTTTGAAAAACATAACGTAGGTAATAAAATTTCATATGGTAATGATTTTTATTATCATCCCAAACTATTTGAGTTTTTTGATAAATGTTTATTGGAATTAAAAACTATATTAAAACTTGAAGAAAAATTAGAATTAACCATTGTATCTTGTTGGGCAAACAAAAATTCTAAACTTCAATATCATCACTATCACTTACATCCAAATTCAATAGTTAGTGCTATATTTTATCTAACTACACATGAGAGTGGCAATACTGTTTTTGCAATACCCGATCCATGGTACAAGGATATAAATTCGCAACCCGGATTTATGGCATGTTCCATAAATAACGGTGCATCGCACGATGAAACTTTACCGCAACTTTCAGGTAAAAATAAACCAGTTTCTGGTAAATTAGTATTGTTCCCTAGTCATGTTAAACATAAAGTTTTACCATTAACTTCCAATGAAGATAGATATACAATATCATTTAATACATTTGTGTCCGGTGTTCTAGGGGAAAATAATCATTCGGTTTATTTAAATTTAAAAGCAAAAAGTGTTCGGGAAATGGTTGAAGAAAACAAAACATGAAACAAAAATTCATTAACTATTACATGAAGGTGGCTGAATTAACCAGCACATTAAGTTATGCCAAACGATTACAAGTTGGTGCAGTAATTGTTAATGGTAATAAAATCCTTGCCACCGGATACAATGGTATGCCAAGTGGATGGGATAATAATTGCGAAAGTTTTGAATACATGAGCATAGATGCTGGTGGCTGGTTATCTCCTGAAGAAATTTATGAACAATGGCCCTTCGTTGAAGATGATCTAGACCCTGATTTAGGTTATGCTAGACGATATCGTTTGAAAACTAAAGATGAAGTATTACATGCGGAAACAAACGCCATCGCTAAAGTGTCCGCAAGCACAGAATCTAGCGAGGGTGCAACAATGTTTTGTACTCATGCGCCATGTATTAATTGTGCTAAACTGATTTATCAAAGTGGTATCAATAGTTTGTACTATCGCAATACTTATAGAGATACATCAGGAATAGAATTCCTAGAAAGTAGTGGTGTTAGTGTTACTAAATACGAAACTAAGGTCTGAAATCATTATTGATTATGGCAAACTAAGACCAATGATAGGTTGGTTAGAGAGAAATTGTGTTGGTGAATGGGGTTATACTTGCTTAGTACCTGCAGGACGTGATGGTGGCATGTATGAATTTTACTTTGAAGAAGAACGAGACTACATGGCTTTTGTAGTTTGGAAACAATGAAATACTATACTTTTTACCGTGAAAATAATAACTTTGACGATATTATATCCGATAATATCGTTAAGAAGTTTGCTCAAACTAAAATCAAATGGTATCAATATTTTATGATTGGTATGCGTAAAGACGGCAACGATCAGAACTTCAGTATGCTTACATTGAAGTACGGTGAAGATATGGTCAACAATCTAACTAAAGATTTTACTCCCGTTGCAGGGGTAGACTATATCCCCAAGAAGCGTTAATGTAGTTTAGATACCATATATGCTTCTGGTATACGTGTTTTAGTATTCTTGCTACCCAATAGAACTACGGTTCTAACTCCCTGATCTCCGTTTAACATCATAACGATACAGCCACCGCTGTCGCGGATCCATCCTGTTTTACTTACAATGAAATCAACACCCTTACCAACTAAGGTATTAGTATTATGAAAGATAGCAGATTTCTTTTTATTGATTTGCCATTGAATGGTTGATGTATTGCTAGCATTAACGATTGTTGGATAATTACGTGCAGCCATTACTAACTTAATTAAATCTTCTGCGGTACTTACATTAGTGTTGTATAGCCCAGTTGGGTCAGTAAAATTACTACTATACATCCCCAATGTATTAGCCTTATTGTTCATGGCTTCAACACATCTAAGTATACCACCTGGATAGTATTCGCATAACATTTTAGCAGCATTGTTATCTGATTTAACTATGGCTAGATTGAGTAATTCTTGTCTAGTAAATGTTCTGTTATAAAGTTTCTTTGGAATTTTTTCAGATAATGATTGCCCACTATCTAATACAACCATACTTGTCATTAGTTTTGTGATACTAGCAATAGAACGAACATCAGTGGTATGTGATCCTTCTAGTATAATTCCATTATCATCGGCGACTAACCAAGATTGAGCCGTTAATGAAGGTTGTGCGATAGCACATAGAGAAGTAGATAGTAGAAGGGCTAGTATAGTTTTTTTCAAAGCATTGTTTCTTTTTTATATGGCACTAATTCAAACTCTGTTCCTGCTCCAATGATACAGCTTATAGACTGTTTTGTAGCAACTATTGTCCAAGATTTATTTCTTGGACTGACCCAAACTGTAGTAGTAGAATGGGCCTTATCATTAGTCATTCCCAAAGCAATTGGATATTCCTTATATGTTTCTTTAAGAGTTTTGAATAGTGTTTCACTATCATAACAGGTTATCTCTGTAGTTACAACCTCTTCGGGACTTTTTGCCTGTGCGGTAAGTAAAGTTAAACTTAGTAAAAGTGTTGTTAAGTATTTCATATTAAGTAAAGGTTATTCCACCATCTGTGGTGTCAAACGAGATATCACCCATTTCAACAAATCTAGGTACAGCAAATACCCAACCTGAATTTGTACCACCATTGGTTGATGTAGCAGCAATCCATCCTGCTCCACCTGTTGCTTGGCTACGACTAATTGACATGTATTGTGTATTAGCAATACCGCTACTCATTGATAGTGTGTGATTGGCTGCGGTTGCTGAAGTGATAGTAACCAAGTTACCAGCATTTCCAGATAAACTAAAATACTTAAAAGTAGTTGTAGTTGCTGCTGTAAATGTTACTGATGCTGGTTGTGTAGTATTTGTTATATTGTAAAATATATTATTACCGGTTATAGTTAATGCACCGGCGCCACCTTGATTGATTATCGGATAAGTTCCACCACTACCCACAAAAGTTTTTGCTGATGCACTAGTCATACTTATAGTGAAGCCAGTAAATGTTATCCCCGGTGACATTACAGCAAACGGTGAAAGAGTGTTGGCTGTTGCTGTACCGGTATTAGTTACTGTAAAGTTATTGTTTGAGTAATCTGTTAAAAAACTGTTAACAGGGGTTGACAACAATAAAGACGTTTGCGTTCCTGTGATAGCACTTATATTTGTTCCTGCACTTTGCGTTGGTAACAAAGGTGCAGTTGGTACAGTGAAATTGCCAGTATAAACTCCTACACCCTTTATTACACGAATATTAGTCATGTACCCATTCAATGGGTGTGTAAAAGAAGTATAAAGTGATCTACCAAAAGTAACCGCGGCACCACCGGAGTTGACTGCTTGTGTTATATTAGAAGTATATGTACATTGAGTTCCGTTAACATAAAGATTATAGGTACCGGCATTGTTTACTACCGCTACATGAGTCCATACCCCCGAAGTCAATGCTTGGTTAGTAGCAGTTATTGTTTGGTTAACCCCGGTTAAAAAAGTGTCAAACACTAAAAAATTACTTGTGTTTGTTAAGAATTCATAACCAGTAGTACCGGCAAATGTTGCTGGGTATGTGCTTTGTATGCATTGAGCAGTTCCTATTGAATTTAAATATACCCACGCTTCAATTGTAAAACTACTAGAAGCAAAATCAAACGCTGCGTTTGTGGCCACGCTGAAGTTTTGAGTACTGCCATTAAACAACGCACTACCAGTTGATCCAAAATTCCATGCTGTTGCGCCGGCGCCCGAAATAGTATATGTAGTGTTTGTTCCTATAATTGAGCGAGAGTATGGCCCTGTACTAGCAAATGACGCACTTGTTACATTAGAGTTGTTTGTGTTTATTGTGCCTTGTGTTAGTGTCAATGCTCCTGCTAATACTAACTCACTAGTAAGTTGTATATTAGCATCAGCAACGTTAACAGTTAAACCACCAAATGTATACCCGTTATTGATAATACTAGTTGTAGTAAGTTTAGGTACGATTGTTACCCCTGTATGAACACCACTAGACCATAATAAAAATGCTTCAACTACGTTTACTGATGTAGCAGGGGTCGTGTATCCTGCGTTGATAAGGTTAAACACATTGAACCAACTACCAGTGGTAACTGTAAGAGCATTAGCACCTCCTGCATATAGATTAGGAGCATTTGTTGTTGAACCGCCGGTTGTACCAAATACCATTGTTGCTGTATTAGCACCTGGAAAATTGAATAAACCAGACCCGGTCCAGGTAAAGTTAGTAGCAATTGCCATATTCAATACAGTTTGTGCTGCGGTAGTATTATAAAGATATATGTATGATGGTGGCACACCATTAGTCCCAACGCTTGGATAATTATAATATGTTGGGGTATATCTAGTAGTACCAAAGTTAATTGTACGTACACCGGCGCCACTTGAACTGAATATAGCACATTGTAAATAATACCCTTCACTTATTGTTAATGTGCCCGCAGTAAATGTATAAGTCCCGCTAGTACCAGCACTACCTATTGCCCATGATTTATTTAATGTTACTGTTCCTGCTGTATGTGTGAATAAAGGTAATACCCCGTCGTTTAAGTTAGCTGTGCCGCCAAGTGTAAATGAACCGCTTGTCAATACAAAACTTATTGAAGGGGTTAATGTTCCTGCATTGAAAGTAAATGCTGCACCGTTTACTGTAAATGTTGTACAAGACATTGCTCCGTCATTAAGAGTTAATGTTCCCGCGGTATATGTAACTGTGCTAGAACATGTGATAGTACCGCTGGAACCCGTAAAATCTAACGTGCCGGCTGTTATTGTAAGAGTTGTACACCACAAGTTATATCCCCCTGGGTATATACTTACTGTTCCAGTAGTGTTAATTGACAGTGGCCCAATCGTCTGTGTTACCGTGTTATAACGATTCCACAAATATCCACTACCTCGCATTGCTATAGTAACAGTAGTATACAAACCGTTACCCATAGTTAAATTACCAGCAATGTTAAGTGCTGTTGTGCCTGGGTTAAAAGTAGTGTCAAAAAAACTAAGATCCTTAAACCAACTACCAGTAGTTAATGTGGCAACACTTGCACCTGTTGTAAAAGTAAGACTAGGCGCAGTAGTTGCTGAACCGCCCGCAGTATTACCCACAGAGAATGTTCTAGTATTAGCCATATCAGCAACCGTAAATCCTCCTACGCCCGTAAAACTAAAACCAGTAAGTGTTGCCATACTCAATACAGTAGTTGCTGCTGTAGTATGTGTAAGATTAATATAAGAAGCAACAGATGGTGTACCAAAAGCGATTGAACGAGTGTTTATATTTGCTGAACTGAATATACCAGTTGACAATGTAATATTAGTAAGTAAATTTAATGCGCCGGCAGTAAATGTATAAGTTCCAGTAGTAGTTAAAGCATAATCTTTATTAAAATTAACTGTACCAGCAGTATGTGTAAATGTAGGAACTGCTGCTAATGTGCCTCCACTATATGTAAATGTGCCACTAGTTATAACAAAACTCACAGATGGGGTAAGACTTCCCGCAACCATTGCAAAATTTGCACCAGCAACAGTGAAAGTAGTACAAGTAATTGTACCCATATAATCTATTGACCCGCCTGAGAAAGTAAATGTACTTGAGCAAGTTACTGTACCATTGGTGTACATATTTAATGAACCTGCTGTTAATGTAAATGTAGTACACGCAACCGTTGACCCTCCCGTAGGCATATAAACTGTACCACTAGTATTGATAATTAATGGACCTATACTAGTATTAGTCTGCATATAACCAGTGCCACGCATAGTTACAGTCATGTTAGTAAGAACACATGTACTACTAGCAGTATATAATTGATTTACGTTAAGACTGGTTGCAGCAATAGTAAAAGAACAAGTCCCTAAATTAAGTTCATTGAAATAACTACCAGTTGTTATAGTAGCGATGGATGCGCCGCTGGATAAGTAAAGAGTTGGGGCATTGGTTATTGAACCACTTGTTGTACCAAATACAAATGTTCTAGTTCTGTCCATTACTGCTTGGAAACAACCTGTACTTGTGCCTAGGGCACCGGACGTAGTAGTAGTCCATGTAAAGTTAGTAGCAATTGCCATACTCAATACAGTTTGTCCAGCAGTGGTATGTGTTAGATTGATATTGGTTGCACCAAACGCAATTGAACGAGTGTTAGCATTACTTGAACTGAATATACCAGTAGTTAAATCGTATCCATTAAGAATAAGCGCACCATTCGTTAGTGTTGTAGTCTGAGTTGCGCCAGTTGTTAATGTGCTACCCAAACTCCATCCACCGCCAACTCCATTGAACGTAATAGGAGCATTTATTGTTGTGCCACCAGTAGTAATTGTTTGACCAGTAGTTGTAGCATTGAATGTTATGGCACCGGTACTAGTCCAAGTCATAGCTATCAATGACATTGAACCATTGACTTGAAGTGTGGGTGTAGTACCAGTTAAGAACGAAACTGTACCTGCGGATACCGTAATACTTAAACAGGCTAATGCACCCGTCATTGTTACAGAATAAGTAGCAGCTTGGTCAAAGATAACGTTATCACTAGCAGTTGGAACACTGAATCCACCAGCGCCGCCAGAGGTGTCAGACCAGTTAGTAGTACTAGTTGTATTCCAAGTACCTGTTCCACCTCTCCAATAACGATCTGCCATTTACTATTCCTCTTTATATAGTAGTATTTATCAACTGGTGTTTTGTCTGTATATAAAACTGTGTTTCACCCAATAAATAATAAATGTATTTTAATATTATTATTACACTTAACGACTTGATATTCCTACTTGGGTGCGTACCTTTAATTATGATATTTTGGGTAATGTTTAAAGATTGGGCTAACGATAGAAATAGACATTAAGCACCGTTTTTTGCGGCTGTTTCAATTTGTTTCTTTTGTTCTTGTTCTCTCATATATTGTTGCTCTCTGCGAATTCTCAATGCTTTTGCTTGTGCAGCCTCAAATTCTTTTTGTTGTTCAGCCATACTATAAAACTGAACTCCTAACATCACAAACGCAGAAATAACAAGACCAAATGCTATAGTATACATAGTAATCATAAAGTACTGAGCCATCTTTTCTTTATGTGCTTGCTTGGCTTTTGCTATTGCTTCTTCACCTTCACGCTTTTCTTTTATTAATCTAGTACGTTCAGCAATCATCTCTTCCCAGATTTGAGGCTTACCAAGTTGCCAATAAATCATATCCTTCAATTCTCTCTCATCTTCACGTAATTGATTACTACGCATTGCAAACTCAAGTGCTTGACGCCCAAGTTGAGCATCAGTTTTTCCCATAGCACCATGCTTGGCTTTAATGCTAGCTAAATGAACCTGGTCTGCTGCTTCAAAGAAATGCCCCACTTGCCCGATGATACTATTGACATCCTTGCCCAAGGCTATGGCTTGTTTGATATGTCCAATTGCTGATTGTGCTGCGGTGAAGGCAAGTCCTATAGTAATCGGATCCATTATTTACCCGCCTCTTTTACATATTTCTGGATACAATCTGTTGGAACAATCTTTTTTAGCCCACTCAACACAATTAACTTTCCCTTCAACTGGGGTAGTTGTCCATTGCCAACGAACGCACAACCACACCTCATCCTTTTTTAATCCGTTAAAAGTTTCTTCACTAGATACTACCATTGTTAATACTAGTAATAAACTAGCAAATATCTTTATAAAGGTACCCATAGCCAAATTCCTTGGCTCATTAATATAGCCCCAATTAAGCCAACTAGGATACTTGAATAGAACATGCCCATACTAACTGCTAAAATACTAGCAGATAATAATACGATACTAAGTTGTAATACTGAACCAGAAAATGTTAACCAAGGACTATGCTTTTTTGCTTCATCTCTTTCGGCTTCTAAACTCTTGGCTTTAGCCATTAATTCTTTCTTGCCCTCATTCTTAACAGGATCACTTTCGTATCTATCAATTTTAGCGGTTAACTCTTGTGCTTTTTTGTTATCCTTACGAGCAAGTGCATCATCTCTAGCATTTTCTGCTATAGTTTGTTTGATACTTTTTGCTTGATAAAAGTTCCATGTATCATTAGCCTTAATTGTATTAGTTAATATATTACTGCTAATGCCATTGGCAATATATGTGTTAACCGCTAATAATGCTGCTATTACGGTAATAGTCCATCCGGCTCTATCTTTGATATGTGCTTCACGTTCGCTGCGTGATAGTGGTTTAGATTCTTCTGCCATTTTTAATCTCCTTATTAACTTTTTTTACTACCGGCTTCTTTATTGGTACTTTTTTAGCAACCGTTCTAACTGGTTTATTATCAACTATTTCTTTATGTTTGATAACCATTACTAGTAAAATTAAACTTAAATTTATAACAATAATCATTGTCCATGCTGCTGTCATATAAAACAAATAGTCTGATTGCAACCTGTGTACTACCATAACATAGAATTCATCAGTGGTGTTTACAATTTCTTTCTTATATTTTTTGTAATCATCCCCAAACATCAACATCTGTGCTGCTGTATAGTGATACGTTTGTATTTCAAAATTTAGTTCAGGTTTGCCTTTGTCAATCAGGGCAAACGCTTGAACTTCTAGTTTAGCAAGATTGTTACTTAATTCTTCTGCCTTCAATAACTTATCCAATTCAGTTTGTAAAAACGGTACTTCTTTTACCCTAACTTTAAATGATTTTGTAACTCCCTTTTCATCCGCTACCTCACCGTTGCGTATTTTAAGCACATTGTTAAACTCTGTTCTCCATTGTTCGTTCTTAGTTGTTACAAAAAATCTAGCATAATTAGTTAAATCATCAGATGATTTAGCCATAGTGCGGCTAAGTGACGCAGCGTGATTAAGTGTAGTTAATTGAGTTTCTGCGCTTTTAAAGCAGCTAAGTACGATCAAACTGCTTAAGAATATAACCCCTGCAATAACGTACGGTGTTCTTTTAAATTCTAAAATCTTATCTAATATTTTCATGTTAATGCTTTCATTATTAATCCCAGTATCTGTTTTACTTCTGCTTGATAATTGGTAAGGATAACCATACCCACACCTAGGGCGGCAGTGGGGAAACTTTTGGCTGATGGGGGTGGTGGTGCAACTACTTTTCGTCTAGTAGTAACCCGTTTTGTTACCATTTATGTACTCCTTATTGTTATTATATGTTATAATGTACTATGTATTTAGCGATAAATTCGTTTCAATCCAGTTACAGATAAATATTATGATGCGTATAAGTGAATTATTTGAAGAAATTGAAGATCAACCAGAACAAAAGATGCCACATCTATACCTAGATATGGACGGCGTACAGGCTGATTTCTTTGGTGCATGGGCACAAAAACACGGTGTTTCTACATATAAAGAGATCCCTAGACGGGAAGATGATATACAAGCATTAGCAACATCTAGCGCAGAAAATGTATATCAATTCTTTAAAGATTTGAAACCCTTAACAGGTGGTATGCGTATCGTTATGTGGTTGAATGACAACAAAATTCCATATACTGTATTATCTGCCCCATTGCGTGGGCCCTTTTCTAGTGCTAGCGTAAAGGCTAAAAAAGATTGGTTGGACGAGTTTAATACAGGAACCAGTGGTGATGCCATTTTCACTGCTGCTAAATTTAAATATGCCACTCAAGACGGTGAACCAAATGTCTTAGTAGACGATTACGGTAAGTATTTAGATGCGTGGAGTAACGCAGGCGGTATTGCTGTCAAGCATGAGGATAGTAATGCAGCCCAAACTATTAGTGAACTTGAAAAGATTTATGCCCCGTTTATCCATAAGAGTTGATAATCACTATACTAATATAGTATACTAACACATGGCCACAAATAATCCCGGACAAGATAGAGTACGTTATGAAGTAATAACGCAACCAAGTCCTGACAATGATGATGATTTATTGTTACCCATCCCACCTGCATTACTGGCTCAACTGGGATGGAAAGAGGGTGATAACATTGAAATTGGGTTTGATACAGAAGGCCGTTATACATTAAAGAAAACATGAGTTATCCAATACCACAAAACACAATGAACACAATGGCCAGTCCAACTGTTGTTACTACAAACAATACCTCAGGAGTTTATGTTAATAATATAACTTCTGGAAGTAGCGGACAATTTTTATATTCTAATGGCACCGGTCCTGCTTGGAATGATACTATTACCCTATCAACTATTTCAACACCACATACTTTGCATGTTAAGGGTGATGCTGAGTTTGAAGGTGAGGTTAAAATCAAGGGTATAAACTTAAGTGATACATTAGACAAACTAGAAGAACGGTTAGCAATACTACATCCCAACGAAAGATTAGAAGAAAAATGGGTAAAACTAAAAGAATTGCGTAAACAGTATATGGAATTAGAAACTGATATTCTGGAAAAAGAAAAGATTATGGAAATCCTCAAAAGATGACGGTTGACAATAAATGGTTTCTCTGCTATAATATGGTCATATTAACTATGTTTCTATCTATATGACCATGCATCTTGTAGGGCCGGCTCTAACAATGACCGGCAAACGCAAAGGCAAAATTAAGTTTCGCAATGCTGAAGAAGCCCGTAAACATCGGGAACTAGAATCAGATTGGCACGACCTACAGAAAAAGTGGGGCGTTGAACAGGAACAAAAGAAACGCAAACGATTAATGGACGCAGAGCCATTGGTCTATTCGCTTAGTACGCCGATTGGTCGTACAAATACACATCACATTAAGAGTTTAGATACTGGTCATTCTGGTCCTGTATCAAGCAAACCCAACCCAGTATATACAGGAACAAAAATAAAAGGTATTTCGCAAATGGCTAAATCTAATGCAGTGCCGGTTTTTAATAATGAGCATATTATTGAAATAGCCAGAATGCGTAGATAATTAAAGGAGTTTAATAAACTAAAATGGCAAAAGAAGAGGGAATTAAGATGGACGGTAAGGTAATTGATGTATTACCCAATGCCGTTTTTAAAGTACAGATGAATACAACTAGTATAATTACTGGATACATCAGTGGTCGTATGCGTAAGAACGACATTAAAATATTGCTTGGCGATACAGTAGAAGTAGAGTTTTCTCCATATGATTTGACTAAAGGACGCATTACTCGGCGCAGATAAGTTTACGCATAAATACATATTATGCGTGACATTATTACATTGCTTGAGGAAAAGAGTAAGCCTCAAGACATAGAAATTATACCCCTAAACTTCACCCCAAATGAGGTTAGCCCCGTATTATCCAAAGATACACTGGATTTACATTACGGGAAATTGGCCCACGGTTACGCTGAACGCTATAACAATAAAGAGGGTGACAGAGATTTCAACTATGCAGGCGCTTTCCTGCATAACACATTATTCCCGCAGTTCCGTGAAGTAAGAAACAACAACAAGCCCAACGGCCCTATGTATGGATTCATCAATAAACATTACGGTGACTATGACAACATGAAGTCTGAGTTTGAGACTGAAGCCATGACAATACAAGGTAGTGGTTGGATTTACTTAGCAACGGACGGGAAGATAAAGATAATACATAATCATCAAGTACGCAATGACATATTGTTATTGATTGACTGGTGGGAACATGCGTTTTTATTAGATTACGGCAGTGATAAAAAGAAATACATCAAAGAACAGTGGAAGATCATTAATTGGAATGTGATCAATACTAGGTGGGGAAAGAGTTTATAAAAGAGGAAAACATGAAAAAACTACTTACAGCAGGATTTATAGCACTATTATTATTAGGCGGATGCAGCAAACAAGCTACACTAGGATCATCAACATTTACCCCGGGGTTTGATAATGATGACAAAACTTGTACCACGGCACCTATCATCAGTGGCAATGGTGTTACATTTGGTAATGACACCACAAGTTGTGGCGGCAGAGTTGTATCTACACAAGGATACAAGAACATTACGCAGATTCGTGCTACGGCAGACTTCAGTAAGTTAACAAGCAACTTTGTTACTAACACATTCTATATGATAAACAATCCTAATAATCCTGGATTACAACCAAAGGGCTCAAACTATTGTGATGCTGGTGGGAACAACGCAAGCTGGAATTGCCAAGAAATTGATTTCTTTGAAGGCAATAAGAATGTAGTATTCCAACATACAATGCATATTGGTGATGGTAGCAGTAGTGCTCCGCAAAACTTTCAGTTTAGTTATTCAACAACTGATGACCAATGCTTTGTAAATCTAACTCCAACAACAGGATTAGTATCATGGAATGGTATTGATAAATCTAAACCAGTTGATATCATTATTGATATGGATGCAAATGGGATGACTGTAACATTCTCACAGGGCACAATCAAAACTGTTGTTTACAAGATGGGTTCTGGATATTCAGGTTCAACAACATTTACTACTGAGCAATTACAACGCTGGCAACAAAGCAGAGCGCAGGGATATTGGTTGAATCTTAGCATGTGGCAAAGTTTCTCATGGTCACCGGGAGCACCGCAAGGTTTCTATAATTGGACTTGTCCGTATGGTAATCTATGTACCACTGGCACATCATCATACTTTAAAGTTTACAACATTCAAGTAGATGCTGAGGGTACTATCTAAGGTATTACCATGAGAGCAAAAGAATTTTTAACTGAATTATTTCAAAGCCACAGCGGATATGAAATAAATTCAGTGCCATATGGTGATACAGTACAGAACGGACAGCTTAAATACGTCTTTGTTACCGATCCTGATGATAAAAATGAATATGGACGTCAAGGTGAAGTAGTAATCAAACAAATCAAAGATGCCAATGTAGATTTAATCTTTGTAGAGTTTAATATTGAAGGCAGTACTGATACATCGGGATTAGGTGATCAATTCAAAATTTTAGGTGCAGTGGTAAAAGCAGTTAATAGATATTGTAGAATATACAAGCCCAAATACATTGTGTTTGAAACAGAGGATCCTAAAAAGTTAAGCATGTACAAAGCAATGGTGCGTAGACAAGTATTTCCGGGATATCAAACTATTGTACAAAGTTTGGATGATTACAATAAACTTATAGCAACTGACAAGGAACTTACTAATCAAATTGGACCTAGACTTGCTGGGTTTGCTGATGAGATGGTGATGTTACAAAGAACAGAAGGTGCTGATAATATAAAACCACCAGAAGTAAAAGGCCAGTATGTAATTTATGGCCTGAACAAATATAGAGGTAAAGTATTTCATAGATTAGATGCACCGTCACAAGATAAAGCACTACAGTTTGCCCGTGAATGGATAGAACAAAACTCAGCGAGATTGGGCGAACGTTGGGGGCTTGACAGAGGTAGACACTGGGACCTAGCAAAAGATACACATGGTGAGTTTGCCCCTGCCCCAGCAGGTCAATATTCAGTAGTTGGGCAAAACTAATGAGAGCAATTGAATTTATAGTTGAGAATACCGTTGATGAAATGGCACTTAAACAATTCACCCCAATGGGTGACTTTGATAAGCCTGGACCATTCAAGGGAGTTGACAAGCGATTAGTACCTCATCCTACTAATCAACTTAAAACACAAAAGTTCTTTGAGAAAACTCCCTATGATTTTAGATTGTTCTTTAGTAATATTCCCGGCACAGGTAAGTATAGTGAGACTGGTCCTGTAAATGCTCAACAACTAGAAAAGATGTTTGGAGAACAAGCACAACCAATCATCGAAGGTAGTGAAGATGCTATCACAGTAGTCTTTGTTGGCAACAGTGGTGATAGCAAAGTAATGATGACACCTTGGATAATGGCTCATAGATTTGGACATGCTATTCAGTCTGGTATGCGTAAGTCAGGTGGCTGGAGTACATGGGGAGAAGCAGAAAAACATTTTTTTAATACAGTCCACACTATGTTTGAAGAATATTATGGAAAAGCAGCCAAAGATCAATATGGTAGACCAGCACGAAGTGGTATCTCATCAAATCTAACACCAGAATACAACGCATTGTTTAATGCGATTGGTACACAGCGTAGTAGTCGCAGTGGAGAAATTAAACGTCCATATGAATTTATGTATGAAATATTTGCTCAATATTTAGGTACTGGTGAGGTTTCATTCAATCCATTGCCAAGCAACTTAGGGTACGGTCGTAAAAACTGGGGCAATCCTAGTAAGTATATGAACATCAAACCTGAATATAGTGATGAAAGCGAAAGAGCAGAGGCTACGCAAACACTAGCAAATGACATGCACTATATGTTTGATGATGTATTATCAAGTTCAGTGGGGCAAATTTTTGTAATGTAATGAGAGCAAAAGAATTCATCAACGAGAGTAAGACTACATTGAATAACATGTACGGTGGACATTTCCCTGACCGTGATGAAGAATTTTGGGACTATGTTACTCCGCGTGAACTTGGGCAAGCATTGACAGTTGAAACAATGCAGAAGCACAAAATATTGATTATGTTACTCAGTCAATATCGTGCGGAACACATTGATGACATAACTGATATGCTTGATGATGACCAGCAAGAAATTGTTCAATCATATGTTAATGATCCAGCACTATCAAGTAAAACAATAGTTGTTGCTAATAACAAAATCATTGACGGAAATCATCGTGCGTTAGCAGCAGCGATTAAGGGTGTACCAATCAATTATGTTGATTTAGCAGAATTAGATGAAGAACCAATTGATGAAGCAGAAGTAGGCACAACAAATGCTAAAGCAATTACTAATCAATTAAAAGCAGCAGGATACTCAAACATAGGCACCGGTGCTGATTCTACTGTATGGGCCAAGGATGATAGTCATATCATTAAGATATTGATGCCAGAAGATTTGGGCACTAAAGCAGAACAAGTATTTCGTAAGTTTTATGAATTTGCTATGTCACATCAAGACTTAGCTTGCATGCCAAGATTTAATGAAGTAAACACAGTTGATATCAACGGCAAAGATTATACACAGATTGAGATGGAAAGATTAAATCCCATAGAAAAAGGCACTTTTATGGAAGGTGTTATCTGGTTCTTCAGCGATTTTTGTCAGGCGCAGGAGTCATGGGATAAAGTAGACCATGCCATGGGATTATCAGATACATGGGAATGGTATCCGTATGCTAAGAGTTCAAAGTCTATTGCTAATATTTATATTAGACAATGGCAAGATTTAATGTATGATAAAAAATCATACTCCATGTACAGACAGCTATATAATGTAATGAAGTTATTATATAACACAGGAACAATTAACAAATTTGGATGGGATTTGCATACGGCAAATGTCATGCAAAGAAGTAACGGACAACCAGTAATTATTGACCCGTGGTTTAGCGAAGGAACATCATAATGTTAACAGTAACAGAAGCAGCGCAAGCAAAGATAACAGACATTTTACTAGAGGAAAACAACCCCGCAATCAGACTACGTATGTATGTACAAGGTGGCGGATGTTCAGGAATGAGTTATGGATTCACATTAGATGAAGAACAAAATGAGGATGATTTTGAGATTACATTGGAATCATCTAGTGTATTAGTTGATGCAATGTCAATGCAATACGTATCTGGTGCGGTAATTGACTACAAAGATGACTTATCTGGCAGTCAATTTGTGATAAAAAACCCTAATGCCCAGACAACTTGCGGGTGCGGGAGTAGCTTTAGTCCAGGGTAAATGACGATTTAGTCCTTATTGATAAATACATAATAAGGATTAAATCATGGCAATTTCAGGACAACAGGTTATAAGAATTGGACTACCTAACGGATCAGCTAACAGTGATTCATTATTCACCGCATTTAACAAAACAGCAAACAACTTTGCTAATTTATTTGCTTGTGCTAGTCCAACAATTACATTTGTTAACGGGTTAGGAACAACAGCAAATGCTAATTCAACAACAAATATTGTAAGTTTTGACAATGCCGGGGTAGTTAATATTGTTGCAGGAACTAATATTACAGTCAGTGACAAAGACGCAAATGGTAATGTAACAATCAATTCAACCGGCGGTGGAAGTGGTGCCGGAGGAACAGTAACAAGCATTGGGGTAACTGCAAATTCTAATGTAATTTTAGTTACTAATAGTCCAATAACTAGTGCCGGTAATATTGCAATTACATTAGCTAATACCGGAGTCACGCCGGGAAATTACACTTATCCAACCATGCAAGTTGACCAGTATGGTCGTGTAGTCACTATATCAAATGCTGCATCAGTGGGTACAGTTACTAGTGTAGGGTTAGTTGCATCTGGCACAGGATTGTTAATATCCGGTGGACCAATAACTAGTGCAGGTAATATAACTATAACTAATACCGGTGTTACTAGATTAAGTGCAGGTACTGGCATCAGTTTAAGCGGGAGCACTGGCAATATCACTATCAGTTCTACTACCACAGGCGGAACAGTAACTAGTGTTGGAGTATCTAGTAATACATTAACTGTTACAAATCCTACAATAACAACCACTGGAACTATCAATATTGAATCGCCAATCGGCAGTAGTAGCGAAAATCTAGCATCTGGCGGAGCAGCTAACTTAAGTGTAACAGCAAGTTATTTTACTACAGTAGCATCAAGTACTGCAACATTAGCAGCAGGTACTGCGGGACTAATCAAAACTTTTATGATGGTAGCAGACGGTGGAGATATGGTTATCACAGTAAGTAATGCAGGCTGGAAAGCATCAGGCACAGGAACAATAACATTTAACGACATTGGTGACGGATGTACATTACAATATATTAATAGTAAATGGTTTTGCATAGGTCAAAATGGGGTAACATTCGGATAAAAATAATAATAAGGAATAGTAAATGGCTACTTCAGCAATTAAAATAACAGCACTGGCAAATATAGGGGCAGGATTAACCCCTAATACTTTATTGCCAATGGTAAACATGGTTGGTGTCCCTGCAACAGAAAAAGGCAATGTACAATCATTGGGTAATGTAATACTTGCTGGTGCGGGCGGTGCAAATTTTGTTCCTGCTGGGTTGGCTAACTTAGCATATTCAGTAGTTAATGCAGCACAACCAAACATTACATCAGTTGGTACATTAACTAGTGTAGTTGTTAGCGGTAATGTTAGGGTAGGCAATGTAATTGCCACTGGTAATATAACTTCATCAGGCAATAGTAATTTAGGTAATAAAGTAACAGCAAATTATTTTGCAGGTGATGGTAGTTTATTATCAAATGTATTGAGTGCTAAACAATTAGTTAATGGTGGCAGCAATGTTGTTGTCACCAACAATGGTCCAGTATTGATTGGTGTTTCTACTGTTCCTAACGTAGTTAAAGTAACTGATACTGGTGCTAATGTTCTTGGAACATTTCAAGTGTCCGGTAATGCTAATGTAGGTAATTTAGGGGTAGGTGTTATAATTGGTGCTGGTACAGCATACTTAAGTAATATTAGCACAACCGGTTACGCTTCTATTACTACTTTAAGTGTTGGTGCTAATGCAAACTTAGGCTCTGTTAGTAATGTTAGTATTACGGGAGGTGCCTCTGGGCAATTATTGACTACTGATGGTTCAGGAAATCTTAGTTGGACTACCGGTGTTGCAGGAAGCGGCGGCGCAACAGGCGCTACAGGACCAATTGGATTAACTGGCGCGACAGGCGCTACAGGTACAGTAGGGCTAAATGGATCAACGGGTGCTACTGGCTTAGGTGCTACAGGTGCTACTGGCACAGCAGGGGTTGATGGTGCTACAGGTGCTACTGGTTACAATGGATCAACAGGTGCTACTGGCTTAGTAGGTGCAACAGGTGCTACTGGCTTAGTAGGCACCACAGGAGCTACTGGATTAGATGGAGCAACAGGTGGAACTGGCTTAGTAGGCACCACAGGAGCTACTGGATTAGATGGAGCAACAGGTGCTACCGGGTTAAAAGGCACAACGGGTGCTACTGGATATGATGGGGCAACTGGTGCAACGGGTTATTCTGGATCAACCGGTGCCACTGGATTGACAGGTGCTACTGGTTATATAGGAACTACAGGTGCAACTGGTTACATAGGAACTACAGGTGCTACTGGATTAACAGGTGCCACCGGCAATACAGGCGCTACTGGTGCCGGTACAGATGGTGCGACTGGACTAACAGGTGCCACCGGCGATATAGGTGCTACTGGTGATACAGGTGCCACTGGCGCCGGCGCAACTGGCGCAAGTGGTGCTAATGGAGCAGACGGAGCAACTGGCGCAAGTGGTGCTAATGGAGCATCAGGTGCTACCGGTGATCAAGGTATAGTTGCTCAATCTACTGCACCGGTTGACACTAACATATTGTGGCTTGATACTAGTATACCCGGAATACAAGGTATAGGTAGCACAGGTGCCACTGGAGCGACCGGTACAACAGGTGCAATAGGAAGTACTGGTGCAACAGGTGCGACTGGATATGATGGATCAACGGGTGCGACTGGATACAATGGATCAACAGGTGCGACTGGGCTAGGTGCAACTGGCGCTACAGGCATCACCGGTGCTACTGGTGTAGGTGCAGGGTCAACAACTGGTAGTTGGACATTATCAGCAGGTACTAACACAGTAAATCTTACAGTTCCTATAAACGGTACTTACTCATTATGGGTTAGAGGAAATATACCAAATGGTATTGTTACATATACTGCTACAGTGGTTGTTACAAATACCAATGTTCCGGTAGTAGGTAGTAGTTATGGTTGGTATTATGCAGCAGGTAATGCATTAGTACTTACAGCGATACCCACGCAGATTGTTGGAACTGTGAACAATATTAGTAATGCTGTGGTTAGTACTACAACTGCTAATGTGTTTACATTTGGCATTACTAACAATAGCGGAACATCACAAGTAGTAAATTGGGGTTACATTACTCTTTAACAGTTAAATAGATAGGATTATAGAATGTCAGTATTAAAATATTGGGACACAGGAACATCATCATGGCAAGTTGCTATTGTTGGCGCAGAGGGTGCAACTGGGGCACAAGGTGCATCAGGTGCAGATGGCGCAACCGGTGCAAGTGGTGCCAACGGAGCAGATGGCGCAACAGGTGCAAGTGGTGCTAATGGAGCAGATGGCGCAACAGGTGCAAGTGGTGCTAATGGAGCAGATGGCGCAACAGGTGCAAGTGGTGCTAATGGAGCAGATGGCGCTACAGGTGCAAGTGGTGCTAACGGAGCAGATGGTGCAACAGGTGCAAGTGGTGCCAATGGCGCAGACGGAGCAACAGGTGCAAGTGGTGCTAACGGAGCAGATGGCGCTACAGGTGCAAGTGGTGCTAACGGAGCAGATGGCGCTACAGGTGCAAGTGGTGCTAACGGAGCAGATGGCGCTACAGGTGCAAGTGGTGCTAACGGAGCAGATGGCGCTACTGGAGCAACGGGTCCAACTGGTAATACTGGAGCAACTGGTTCAGGCACAGGTACTGCTAACAAGATTTACAACGGCACAAGCTATGCTAATATTGCTTCAGCAAATAGCAATCTACAAATTGGTGTCAATACCAATACATGGAACTTTGGCAGTGATGGTAATCTAACATTACCATACAATGCTAAAGTAGCAGTATCTGAATCTACTACAACTTCAGGTGCGTTATCATTAAATGGTAGTAGTAATTATCTAACATTACCATCAAGCAGCCAATGGATTTTAGGTACAACATGGACTATAGAATTTTGGATTAATGCTGATGCACCTTCTACAGGATTTCTTCAACGAATAATAACACAAGAGCAAGACACAGGAGTACTTTCTTATATAGATATAAATGTATCTGATGGATTACTTGGTATTTTATGTACTCAAAATAATGCAGTATTTTATACAGAGCCTACACCAGGTGTATGGACTCATGTAGCGATTGTCAATAACAATTCCGCTGATACATATTTATATGTATATTACAACGGGGTAAGACAAACTCGTGATAGTGGCTACGGTGGACCCGCTAATTATGGAAGTAGCAATGCTATTACTATAGGTAGATTCCCGGGTAGTGATTTTCAATATTTCCCTGGCAAGTTATCTGATATAAGAATCACTAGTGGTATAGCAGTATACACCGGCAACTTTACAGTTCCTACTAGTGTATTAACAGTTACACAACCGGCTGGTACTAATATTGCTGCTATCCCAACTACTGCAAGTGTAGTATTACTAATGGGTATGTTAAGTAGTGGCACAGCATTTAATGATAGTAGTTCATACAACACAACAATTACTAATGTTGGTTCAACATTTACTACTAGTGGCCCAGGATTGATAGGTGGCATAGGTGGTGGTATTGTATTGGAATCAATAAGTGCTGATGGTACTACTTATGATTGGCAATTTGATACAACCGGTAATCTAACATTACCTGATACTACTACTATTACTGCTAATGCAGAAATAAATCTTGTAGCAAACTCGACTGGAAATATCACAGGATTAAGTATTAATGGTGATTCTATTGCAAATTTATTTGCACATGGCAATGTGACTATAATAACTGACAGTGGCAATACTACTCCAACATGGACATTTGATACAACTGGTAACTTATCATTACCATCAGGTGGTTCTATCTACAGTGTAGGTTCTACACCAAGTGGTGCACCGGGTAATACTATTACTCTTCAACCAGCCGGTTCAGGAATTACTACTAATCAGAAGTTGTTAGTTTATCCTACAGCGGGTGACGGTGACCACATTCATATGACTAGTGGCAACTTGTATGAAACAGAGTTGTTCTTGGGTAGCGATAACTTATATGTTAAGTTAGCAAACACAGGTAATATTGTTATCAATAGCAATGACGATGCTGGTAATACAGCACAATGGAAATTCAGTACTGATGGTAACTTAACATTACCAAATGATGCCACTATTTCAGACTTTGGTGACACCGCAAGTTTGAATGTTGATGGAAGCGGCAAATATGCACAATTATATTGGAATGGCAACATAGGAAATGGTAATCCCGACACTGGTGGTGATTATTATACTTGGGCATATGTCGGCAACGCCGGATTTACGGTACAGCATGAGAATGCCAGCACATCAACCGATAATGAGTGGAAATTTGGCATAGATGGTAATCTAACATTGCCGGGTAATCTAGTAATCAATGGTCTTACAAATGTGTTTGGATCAAATGTTGCATTATTAGAATCAAATCCTGATTTACCATTACTATCAATATCAAGTGGTAATAACGGTGGTGCATCAAGTCTTTGGGTAGAAGATATAGGCAATATAGGCACTAGTAATATAGCGGCAGTATATGCTAATCCTACTCCAGGGTCAGGTATTGTTAGAATAGCAGTAGGACAAAATGGTGGTAACAGTGGTCCTAGTCTATGGGATTTTAATGCTAGTGGTGCATTGACATTGCCTCAAGGTAGTCAAATAAGTGAAACTAGTAATACTAGTGTTAATATCACAGCCAATGCTAATACATGGGCCTTTGGTGTAAATGGTAACTTAACACTACCTAACAGTGCTACTATCATTGCACCGAATGTAAACGACTTGACACTACGAGTAACAGGTCAATATAATATCTGTACATTACTAACTGGTGGCAGTGGTTACGGTGGTGGCGGAAGTTCTTCTGCTATTTCCGGAGGCACAGGTACAGGTATGATAGTAGGTTACGGTTATGGTTTAAGTGGTCAGGTTGTTAACGTTGGTGTAACTGATCCGGGCACAGGTTATTCCGAAGGTGATGTATTGACTATGACTGCTGGTAATGGTGGGGCAACATTTGTAATAACCAAATATAATACTGCTGCCAATGCCGGTAATAATAATACTGCTCCGACTGATTGGACATTCGGCGTTGACGGTAACATAACATTACCAAATAATTACTCAAGTATTAACTATGCTAACGGTAGTCCATATGGTGGTGGTGGTAACACTGACTGGGCCAACATTGGTAATATCAACAATGTTAATGGCCCAACAGAAATAGCCATTGGCGCCAATGCTGGACTGACCTCACAAGGTGCATATTCTGTGGCCGTTGGAGCCGATGCTGGCTCAAATAATCAAGGCTACGGGGGAGTGGCCGTTGGCAAAGGTGCTGGAGCAACAGGTCAAGGTATCGACGCCACAGCCATTGGCACCGATGCTGGTGCTACAGACCAAGGAGGCGACGCAGTGGCTGTTGGTGAAAGTGCTGGTCTAACCACTCAAGGTAGTGGTGCAGTGGCCGTTGGTAACTATGCTGGTGGCAATACTCAAGGCAACTTCGCAGTGGCCATTGGCGCCGGTGCTGGCGAAACCTCACAAGGCAACTCGGCTGTGGCCATTGGTGAGTATGCTGGTCAAACTGATCAAGGTGTCAATGCTGTGGCCATTGGTGAGTATGCTGGTCGCACTTCACAAGGTAACAACTCAATCATATTGAATGCAACTGGCGCAAACTTAAATCAAACTACAGCAAATACATTCACAGTATCACCAGTTCGTAATGATACTTCAAATATTGCTGAAGTTATGTTCTATAATGCCACTAGCAAAGAAGTTACATATGGCAATACATTAAGTGTTGCTGGTAATATTACTGGAGCATATATTTTAGGTAACGGTAGTGGGTTAACTAGTTTACCGGCTCCGACTGTAGCACAAGATATCACCTCTAACGGTGCTATGAGTATAATGACATATGATGGTAATCTAAAATATGTAAACTATGCTACTGTTGAACCAAGTAGTGGTAATATTGCAGGTAATAATATTAGTGCTAGTGGCAATATTGCAGGCGTTGGATTAAATATGTCTGGTAATGTTACTGTTGGTGGCAACTTGACGGCAACTGGTGGTATTCGCAAGAGTGCTAGAGTGCTTACTACAACCACTACATTGACAGTAGCAGATGCTAGTGGCTTTATTGAGTTTTCGCCGGGAACTGGCCCATACACAATTACATTACCTGATCCTACATTAGCTGCTAATTCAGGTATTGGTTATAGATTCTGGCAGAACACCACAGATAATATTACTCTAAGCACTCCGGCTGGCGCTTTCTATGGCCCAAGTGGTAGTACCACAAGCACAGTAGTTCTAGCACAGGCTACTACACAATATTGGGATGTGTGGAGTGATGGTTACAACTGGGCAGTATTTGGAATTAAGATAGCATAATATGAAACAAGACCCAAGTACAATAATTGATATTGAACAGGATTCAGGACTACATCGTAGACTTATAGTTCAGAAAGTAACTAAGGTTATACCATCATTTAGTATCCCTAAATATCATTGGGTCAGAGATAAAATAGATAGTAGAGATCATCCGTATCAATTAACTAACACAACACAATCTAACATTGTAGACTTAAGACAATACTGTTCAACAATTGAGAATCAAGGTAATCTAGGCAGTTGTACGGGTAACGCAATAGCAGGTGCAATAGAGTTACTACACAAAAGACAAAATAGGACACTTGATATAAGCCGCTTGTTCATCTATTACTATGAAAGATTGTTCATTGGTAAAGTGAATTATGATAGTGGTGCATATATACGTGATGGTATCAAAGCATGTTATACATATGGTGCCCCAACGGAAAACTTATGGCCATATAATATCAGTAAGTTTAGAACTGCCCCATCAAAAACAGCATTGACTGATGCAGCAAAAAGAAAAGTTACATCATATCAACGTGCAGCAGACTTTAACCAAGTAATAGATGCTATCACTAGTGGATATCCAGTGACAATTGGATTTAGTGTGTATTCAAGTTTTGATACGAAAACAGTAGCAAAAACAGGTATTATGCCATATCCTGATACTAAAAAAGAAAGATTACTAGGCGGACATGCTGTATTATTAGTTGGTTATAATAAAAATGACAATACATTCATAGCTAGAAACAGTTGGGGAACAGATTGGGGTGACAACGGTTATTTCTACATGCCCTTTCAAGTAATAAAAAACAACACAATGAGTGGTGATTTCTGGGTTATAAAATCAATCAGTAATCCTTAATAAGATAAATATATAGATATAAAGGAAAAATCATGACAATGGAAATAGGACCAGGAATAGATATAGGTGGCGGGATAGTATTTGGCGCCGGCGGCGGACCTCCTGATCCGGCCACAAACACAGGTGGTATCAGTCTAGCAGTAATTGCTGGGTTGCCACAAAATCTATATCCTGCTGTTAGCTTATTCGATGGAACTTATAATGCCGAGTTTATAATCAACCCAGCCAGTACCTATGGTACACCTGCAGGATTTACTTTTTTAAACAACTGGGACTGGACAGGGTTTGATCCAACTTATGTCAGTGTGACTACCACAACCAATACAAATGATACTGCCATTGCTCTCACTAACGCCAACAATGCTGTCTTGGGCTCATATGCAATTGCACCTGGTACCAAACGTATGTTCAGCGTGACTCACACCGCATGGTCGGGCCTAGCAGTCGATGACGGAGTTGGTGTAGGCAGTAGCACCACTGACTATACAGGCTCTGGAAAATATTTAGGAGTTGACAATCAGGCCGTTAGCATATACGATGATGGCAGTGTCTGGACCAACAGCGCCGAAATAGATTCTGGATATGCGGTATTTCAAACCAACGGTCAAATTATTGATGTGGCAGTAGATACCGTGAACTACAAGATGTGGTATAGAGTTGCCGGCGGGGCTTGGCAATAATTGAGATTAATTAAATAATAATTATTTTTCGGCAACAGAAGGCCTAGATTAAATATCTAAATGAATAACAAATTTAGATTCCATATACTAGGTTTACCGCATACGGTATCCAGTAAGACCTACAATGCGTGTGCTTACACACAAAAAGTTGTAAAATTTGGTAAAATGATGAAAGCCCGTGGGCATACAATCATTCATTATGGACATGAAGATAGCGATTTAGTTTGCGATGAACATGTTACAGTAATCACAAATGAAGATTGGAAAATAGCTTACGGCGATTATGATTGGCGTAAAAACTTTTTCAAATTCAGCACAGATGACCATGCTTATCAAACATTTTACAAGAATGCTATAAGAGAAGTTGGTAAACGTAAACAAAAGAATGACTTCATATTACCCTTTTGGGGGTCAGGTGTACGACCAATATGTGATGCTCACCCAGATATGATTGTAGTAGAACCAGGCATAGGCTATGCAGGTGGACATTGGGCACGTTGGAAGATATTTGAATCTTACGCTATCTATCATGCTTACTATGGCCTTACTGCTGTTGGTACATGTAAACAAGATTGGTATGATGTTGTAATTCCAAACTACTTTGATCCAGATGATTTTGAATTCAAAGAAAAGAAACAAGATTATTTCTTGTTCTTGGGAAGAGTATATGATGGTAAAGGTATTCAAGTAGCAATACAAGCAACAGAAGCGATTGGTGCTAAACTAGTCATTGCAGGACAAAACCCAGACAACTTAAAATTCCCACCTCATGTAGAGTTTGTTGGTTATGCTGATGTAGCAAAACGCAAAGAGTTAATGAGTAACGCTAAAGGTGCATTTGTTGCTTCTATGTATGTAGAACCGTTTGGTGGTGTACAAATGGAATTACTATTCAGCGGTACTCCTACTATCACAACTGATTGGGGTAGTTTTACAGAGAATAACATTCATGGTGTCACTGGATATCGTTGTAGAACATTTGATCATTTTGTTTGGGCAGCACAGAACATAGATAGAATTGATCCTAAAAATTGCAGAGCATATGCTGAAAACTTTACGTTAGATAAAGTAGCACTTATGTATGAAGAATACTTTCAAATGGTATTAAATGTACATACAGGTAAAGGCTGGTATGAACGCAAACATAATCGTGCAGAACTTGATTGGTTGAAAAAAGAATACCCTAAACATCCTGAACGATTAAACTATAATCATATGCAAGCAGAAGAAAAGCCGTTTGCTAATAGATTAGCAGCATGGGTTAAACAAGAATTAAATCCGTCAACATTATTAGACATAGGATGCGGACCTGGACACTTTGTAGATAGCTTTAGAGATCAGGGAATTGATGCTAAAGGCATAGATGTAGATGATAGAGTTAACGGAAAAGAACATTTAACTTATCAAAGTCTATTTGATATCACAAATGAAAACGCCGATGTAGTTGTATGCATGGAAGTAGCAGAACACATTGAACAAGCATTGGAAGATGAAGTAGTTGCCAAAGTAGTATCAACAGTTGGTAATACATTGATATGGACAGCAGCAGCAATCGGTCAAGGTGGCATTGGTCACATCAATTGCAAAAACAAAAGCGATTGGGCTAAAAAGATTACTAGTGCAGGTTTAATAAGAAACATAGAAAAAGAACAACAACTAATAGCCGATATGAAAAAAGGTAGTCATATGGGCTGGTTCACAAACAATTTATTGTATTTTGAAAAGAATTACAGCCCATCTGATAAATTCTTCTTATCACATGCTATAAGCAAACTACCCAGTGATACAAACTTTTTAATCATTGGTGCAATGGACGGTGTTAAACATGATGGCACAACCCCTTATGTAAGAGAACATAAAGAATGGAGTGGTCTATTAGTAGAACCAGTTAGTGATCAGTTTGAACGATTAAAAGAAAACTTTGCAGGGTATACTAATCTACAATTTGAAAATTCAGCAATCACTAATGAAGCCGGAACAATGGAGATAAAAAGAATCCCACTACAATACATTGGCAAAGAAGTTCCTGATTGGGCAGATGGTATCAGTACATTGAAAGATGGATTACTCATTGATCAATATCAAAACTTTATGGTCAAAGAACCAGTAAACTGTATAACGTTTAAAGATTTAAAAGACAAATACAGTATCAACAAAATAGACTTACTACAAATAGATTGTGAAGGATATGATTATGATATATTCAAACAAGTATGGAGTGAGGGATTCAGACCCACAATCGTAAAGATTGAAGTAGTAAATATTTCTACAGAAGAAATAGATGAATTAACTAATACATTGTCCGAGTATGATGTTAGACGCATAGGTGATGACATAGTTGGTTTATTGAAAAAATGAAAAAAGTTGTATTCTACATAGAACCCAAATGGGCATTTGGTGCCATACATTATGAATTATGTAAGTATCTTTGGGGATATGGATTCAACTGTCAATTGCTACCCTGGAATCAAAGTTACACCTTGCCGGAGATGCAAGAGTTAATTGATACTACAGATTTAATTGTTACCACTCCGCATGGTTGGAGATTGTTAGGATATGATTATAAGATATTTGATCCTAGACAATGTGTAATTATCAGCCATGCACAATTAGACATGGATGAATTAATAGAACATCATGGTCGTGATGATTTTGATAAGTTTTACAAGTATGGTGCTATAAGTGATTGGTTAAGTGATGTTAGTTTACAGCTAGGAATTACTAGACCGGCGTTTGTAACACCATTGGGAATTAACACTGATAGTTTTAATAGTAAACCGAGTGACTCATTAAGAGTAGTTGGATGCACAAGTTTGAATAATTATGGCGTTCATCAAAATATAAAACGCCCATGGTTATTAGGTCCTGCAGTTGAGCAAGCGGGCTTGACACTTAAAGCGGCTGCATCATATCATAATTCTTTTATTACCATGCCTGGATTTTATAAATCAGTAGATGCTATGTTAGTTGCTAGTACACAAGAAGGTGCAGGACTACCTGTACTAGAAGCCGGTGCTGCTGGTAAGTTAGTTATCAGTACTCCAGTTGGGCACTGGAACAGGGTAGGGGAAAGTGGCGGACATGCGGTACCAATACCAGATGCTGAATTTATAGAAAAGACTGTAGAGATATTAAGTTACTACAAAGACAACCCTGAAAAATATCGTCAAAGATGTTTAGAGATACAAGATCATGCACAATCCTATGATTGGAAATTTGTGATTGATAAGTGGGTTGAAATTTTAAGTTAAAAAAAGCCCCTTTCGGGGCTTCTTTGTGTTTAATGTCTTACTCTACAATTTCGTAAGACAGGCTACTTAAATTCATAAGCATATAATCAGTATACTTTGACATACACATTGCAGGAATCTCCAAGAACGGATCCTCTAGATAGAAAGGACAACCTGATTTCCATGTCAAGTTTTCTTTGAAATATTTCAATTCACGTAAGTCCTCAATCTTAGATGGATCAAAGTTTCTGCGAGGATTGAATTTACGAGCGAATGTGTGTAATACTGACATATATTAATCCTTAATTACGTTCCATTGCAGCGGCTTCAGCGATTACAGCATAGACTTGATCCAATGTTTGGCACATAATCTTTGCAGTTTTCCAATCGTTGTCTGAATCATTTCCGGACACTTCAACCATATAACCATTGTCATACATATTGACGGTTAGGCTATCACTACATTTTGCAAGTTTATCGGCGAGTTTCATATTATTCCTTTGTTGAGAGTAGGGGCATATAGCCCCTCTTTTTATTTAGCAGCTACACCAGCTTCGGCAAGAACTTGTTCTACCGAAACTTCTTTAGTAGCCTTCTTAGCACGAGACTTGATAGCATCAATGCTAGGCTTAGTCTTTGAGACCTTAACCTTTACTGTACCCTTGTTTGCTTCCTTCATTTTGTCAGCAAGAGTATCTGCGATAGTTGCCTGATCAGCGGGTGATTGAAAGTTGGCATGTGTAGCCAAATAGTTGAGAGCCTCAATTTTTGTCATCTCACTGGGCAAGTCAACAAAGTCAACACGGGTGTGTCCGCCTTTAGTGAATTGCTTGATACGGCGAACCATATCATCAGTAAAACGAACCTTAGTATTACCATTGTTAGTAGTCATACCAGCGACTTTGAAAGTTTGTTTAGCCATTTTGTTTCCTTTAAGATAAAGCTAAGTTTTTAAAAATGTACTGATATCACTCAGCACTGTTATAATGATAACACAGATTGGCATTATTGTCAACCATTATTGTTACCAAAATCATTTTGTTTTACCCGAAAGAGTAAAACCATCAAGGACACTTCCTGCTTCAGCAAGGTCCTCAACCTCATCATGTAATTCGGCAATAGCCAAATTCAATTGCGTTCCAACATTCCGCACGACACGGCGAACATATTCCGATTCTTCAGGTCCAAGCATAGCAAAATACTTTTTCAATTGGTCCTCGGATAATGATGACAAGAAATCAAAAAACAATAGTTGTTCATTATCAATATTCATGCTTCTACTCCTGCAATATATTCCAATTCTGAAATTGCATCTTCAATAGTATCATAACCACACTCATCAACAGATCCATCATAGAGGCGGATATAGTATTGACCATTGCCCGGAGAAGCCTCTGTATCAAGACCAGCCTCTCCTACGCTGGGGATAACTTTCATTGTGATGTCCATATTAAGCCTCAACCACGTAATGTTTGTCCCACTTGCCTACGTTAACATCAACATACCATCCTACGTTAAAGTAGTCGGATTGAATGTCACTTTTGTCCCAGTTGCCATCGTTCATTGCAACAAAAATTTCTTTCATAAATTTCAGTGCTACACCGTCATAATGATTTTGGAAATGATAGGGGTTAACATCATCATAGCCGCGAGTATTAGGAGTAAAACCGCGAGCCGCTTGATAGTAGTCATTACCACAAACTGTATTAGAATTTGCGATAAAGTCAATAGCGCCCGACTTGAGATTCAATACCAGGGTGCTATGATTGCGTACAGCAAGCGAACCTTTGACCTTGTACTTAGCGAGAACAGCCTTGATTTTAGGGGCGATTTTTGCTTTCTTTTCCTGAGACATATAAGCCATTTGTAAACTCCTGTAATTAACTGATTAAGACTCTATTATATACCCAAAACCATTTAATGTCAACCGTTTAACGGTTGATTTCAAACAATGTTTCACCACCATTACCGTTGATCACACGGACTTTTTTGCCGTCGATCTTGATGTAGCCATAATTGCCATCTTGATAGATGCCAAACGGGCAGGACTCAATAGTGACATTGCGGACGATCTCGCAAAAGCCCCAACGCTTTGTTGGAAACTTACCCTGAAACAATCTCATGTTCTCAATGGAAGTAATCAGGATTTTTGCTTTCATAATATAGTCCGTTTGTTGACTGTCTAAGACTCTATTATATACCCAAAACCATTTAATGTCAACCGTTAAATGCCGCCGGTTGCGACCAAAAAACGCAGGTCATGTATACCAAACATGTATTCGTCAATCAGCGTAGTCTTGCCTTCCTTAACCCGATAGCGACCATAACGCTTGTTCTTCGTAGTTTTCAACACACGGCCCTTGAAAGTCAATGTAATCGTTTCACCCACTTTGGTCATTTCAACTTTCCGTAATGCATCCAACCGTGCTTCCGCATATTCTGCCTTCAAAGACTCCAGCTTAACACTGGTTGCTTTAATCTTAGCTGCGAGTGTGTCAAATTTGCTCATTTTTTGCTCCGTTTTGCGAGTTGATAAGTGTATTATATACCCAAAACCATTTAATGTCAACCTTTGTAGGCGATGACACGGACATAAGTTTGGTGTGTATAGAGAGAAAAAGTAGTATAAAGTTTGGGAACAGACTTGGTGAAACCTGCTTCTTGGAAGAAATCACGGGCTTGATGAATCACTTCATCAGCATGATCCGGGTGAACCGGAAACACAACTGTGCGGCGAGTTGGGTCATTCTCAGTGGTCTTATCGGTGTAAGTATTTCCTGGTAGATTAGCACCGGATGCTTTGAAAGCAAGTTTCAACAATTTACGGGCTTCTATTGTAGATGCGAACATTTTAAAAATCCTTTAACTAACTGAATAAGACTCTATTATATAGCCAAAACCATTTATTGTCAACCGTTATTTTCTAATAAAATTCCTGCATGGTGTATCCTAGCGTACACATCATTTCCAAATTCCCATCCGGGCGGCATAGTAGTTCGCAATCTTAAAATATTATCTAAAGTATTAGCTTCATCATCACTTATTTTGAGAATTTTATTATTAGTTTGAAAAAGCAGTGCCACTTCCGTTACTGTAGAACCTGCGTTAAACATTTTAATAGCCTCACGCATCATCAAATCACACGGCACCATATGTTCACGGTAAGCATTTTTACCATTTAATTCTTGCTGCCGTCCCTTAATACTATATCCGATAGTAACCTCATTATCCAATGCATCGAACCCGCCATACCCGCGTGATATAGCCCATGGCTGACCCCTTGTGATTGCATTTTGTAATGTCTCAGCAATAAAAATATAAGTTTCATTGGGCTTAAATTGAACACCCAATCTAGCGTATGCTTGGCGTTGTACAATTCCATCAATATCTTCAATATATTTTACAAGTGTCAAAAATCCTTGAAGTATATTATCTTGCAATTCAATCAAGAGGTGTTTGGCATTTGCTTTAATAATAAGCATTCCACACGACTCTAATTCTGTTTTAAGCAATTCAAGTTTTTCAGAATTGAGACCTTGTCCAGCAACATAACTAGTGATAGACTTTGATTTTTTAATTTCTACTTTTACTTTGTTGCGGGTACGCATAGCGTAGATATTAGATGGGATTTTATCCAAACGCTGGTCTACTGCTTCATATCCGTGCTTATCACAAAAAGATTTAAACACTATGAAATCAAGAGGCATTGCACTCATCTAAAACCCCATTAATAATCTGACTATGAATTAACTGTACTATAGGGACTCAAATCTTCCCCATATTGGTCATCTTCCAGAATGTCATACACAAAGTGCAGTGGGATGCCCAATCGTACAGATACTGTGACCGGGCTATAGCCCTCTTCCAACATATCACGGATACTTAGATCCAAGTCAGCCATTTTGCTCATTTTGAATTACTCACACTAGTTTTAAACAAGATTCCAGACAATGTAGAAATACCCCAAGCCTGAACCCAAGACACTTCGTTGACACCGACAACGGCTCCAACTAGTGCGTTATTCCAGAGCCACATCACGGGCCAACTTAATAGAAAACTAAGAAATACAATACCAGCAATACCTGCGATTGCGGCACCAATAACAACAAAAACGTTATCCATGATTTACTCCTTAAGCGGCAGACAACATGTTAGCCGGGACACGCCATGTATTCAATGGACCAGTCTTAACAATAACAAATTTGCGATTGATTTTTTGTACATCACCTGTGATTACCTGACCACTGCGGCTGTTAGTGAATTTCACTTTGGTACCGACAGTCAGGGTGTACTTGTTTTTCTGTGCGATTTGGGCACGAGCAAAACGAATTGCATCACTGATGCTAGTCAGTTGGTCATTGGTAAAGTTACCTGCTAGAATAGCACGGTTGATTTCAGAAATGTCAGTCATAAAAACTCCTTTAGTTAACTGATTAAGACTCTATTATATATCCAAATCCATTTAATGTCAAATTATTTTTTCAGGTCTTGCTCAATTTTATTGAGAGTTTCCAAAGATTCCAGACGGGTTAGCAAAAGACTGTAACCCAAATAAAATATAAAACCAATAGCCCCGAGACCAATTGCGGTGCCGATTGTTTCACGCGGAACATGAGCAAAGATCCAATCAATGGACAACGAGACTCCTGCTGCAAACGCTACAAGACCAACCAACTGTAATAGTGCTTTAAGTTTAAGAGACATTTTTGTTTTCCTTTTTAAGTTAATATATGTAGTATACACCCAAGACCATTTAATGTCAAGTTTTGGGGGCGTATTTTTGTGTCAATTCTTGGACTTCTTCTACTGTGGCTAGCCCCAAATCAATCAATCTTTTCTGTTCCTGATTGATAGCAGACCGTTCAGTCATGCCCTTCTTCCAAACAGAGTGGTCATCACTATAGTCAAAATACCAATCATGGGACTTTAATAGTTTTTCCAAGATGGCGAGAGATTCGTTCATATCAAAACTCCTGTTTGGAATGCTTAGGTTTGCGTTTGTACAATACTTTGGATTGTACGGATTTTGGCTTGAACGGAGTGTTGTTTTGAAACAACACATGGTGAGCCCGATGTTTGGGCTGTTCAATTTTGAATGAGAGTATTTGCTTTTTCATAACCCATAGTATAGCAGATACTCCATTTATTGTCAAATACTAAATTCCACTCTAGTGACGTTTTTTGTAGTGAAACTGCGCCATTCTTGTTTCTCTAAATCGTACACCCGAATACTAGTTGTTGATTCTTTACGAGGTGTTTTACCTTCTTGTAATGGTTTTGCTTCGGGTAATAATTCTGGTTTCAATGTACAATTCATTACACGCTCAGTACCATCCTGTTTAGTAAAAGTAACTGTAACACTTTCATTAATTTTAAGCATTCCAGTTAACCAGTTACTAAACTTATCCCATTCTTTTTCAGACCAATCTTTTGTTGGGTGATAAGGTTTCTCTAGTACATCAATCGTTTCCATTTTGTTCTTCCCATGTAGTAAAAAAGTTTTTCATTTTTAGTTCTTTTTCCCACTCATCGGCGTAATCATTATCTACATCACACAAGGCAAATGCTTCCTTCCTAGTCACTACACGATGGCTAACAATTTGTTCCCCAAGATGTTCCTGACTAAACTCTTTTGCTTCACCCATCGTTACAGTATCCAACGCCCATTTAACCTTATCATTACCATAGTCATCAATACCAACTGGAACTTCAACCATGTAACGGGTACGAAATGTGCTTACCGCTTCAACTAACACCCATTGTTTCTCCTCGGATGCTTTCTTTCTAAGACTAAATGACCCGTCTTTATTATCTTTCCATTTAAGGATATCACCAATTTCAAATCCTTGAGATTTCATCAGGTCATCCGGAAGTGGAAGAATCAAATCACCTGTCTCTGGATCTTCCTGTAATGTTGCTACCCAAGAGTTATCACCTGTCTTAACCCATCCAGGATCAAGTTTACTTGGTTCAATTTTAGATTCAATTTTCTTTTTACCCATGATATTTCCTTAATTAATTAACATACGAACAAGACCAACACTATCAATAGTCACTAACAACATATAATTGGCAATCATACCAAACGACTTGCGAGTATAACTAGCCCAAGCATACATAGCGCAACCAGTGATCCATATAGGATAAAGAATGAGAAGGGGTGGTTGTGGTACCGTGAGCGCCATTGTGACCGAACACCCGACACTAATAATCCAAGCCATAACTTCAACGACAAAACGAAGAGGGTTTGTTGAATAGTCATCTTTGATGTAATTGTAAATGTTAAGCAATATTAAGTTCATGTTCAGCAATTACATTACGCAATACTTCCTCAACCATTTTGTTCAATGTGATATCACGCTTATGTGCTTCCATTGCTAATTTTAGCATAGTATCATTGTCTAAATCAATTGGCACTTGAATGCGAGTATCAAACTTTTCACCATTAAACATAGCTGTTGCCTTTTCAATGAAATCTTCTTCTGTTTCCAAATCAACCCACTTGATATCATCCCATGCTTCATTAGGATCAATGCCACGATTGGTTGCTTCTTGTTTGTATGCTTCCTGATGTTCTGGATTAATGTAACGATAGGGCTTTGGTTCAACATTCCAAGAACCAACCACTGGGCTAACACTCACCTCATATACTGTTTGTGTGTCAGTATCAAATACTACATATCCACACGCATATTCGCTAGTGTAGTCAATACTACGGGTATTAGATCCATAGCAATCCCAAAGATAATCACCACCGTCGGTGATTTTATGTTGAAAGATATTGTTTACTTGTTCAAGATTCATGTTATAGCTCCAGTTAAGATATGTTATTGTACACTAAGTTTGGTATATAGTCAATTGAATTGGGTATCATTCATAGTTTAAGCAATGCCCACATTGTAGTTTTTTCTAAATCACTTAGAAATTCTGGATAAACATTGTCCAGTTGATAATCATAGATTGTTTTATAACCTTTTTCTATTTTTGACCTAACCAATTTATCTAGGTCCCATCCTTCACGATCCATTTTGGTTTGAAGTTTATGGCCACGGCGTCCCCAGAAGATTAATACTTTAGGCCGACTGTTTGTTCTATCTTCTATATAGATAGCACCCCAAACTTTGTCTGCACCATCTTTATTGTTCCAGCCAATGAATTTGTAGTCAATCATTGTTCAACTTCCTCTATCGGTTGATCAGGGATGTTTTCTGTATCACCTTCACTAGCAAAAACAAATCCCAAATCTAACATCTTTTTTTCTTCAGCATGAGTACAGCGAGGACGGTATATAAACAGTCGCAAAGTAAGGTTATCTTTGCTATAGTAAACTCTATACCTAACTTGTTCCTCATTCAGGATCTTAGCAAGTTCCTGAAATGTAAAACTTTCAGGCCAATCTTCTTTTACACTAGACCTAGTCTTTTCATAATAGAAATCTTGCATACGATGTATGTTGGAACCTTTACCCCAAAATATATTTTGCTCACACCATGCAATCTTTCGGTCAAGCATTTCAATAGTGATTTCGTTGCTCATTCTTTAACTCCGAAATGTTTTAGTATATTCTGCTCACAATGAACAGGTATGTACGTTACTGAATCTTGAACCCAATGTCTTTCTGGGGTATGCGGTAGAGTTTTAGCAACTAAAGCACATTCCCGCACAATCAACTCGGCGAACTTTTCGTAATTGAAATTAAGACCAAATTCATTGTGTTCCCAACATTGGGGTTCAAGTTCTTTAATTCGTTTGTTCATTCCGTTTTTCCTCTTCTTCTGATTGCTGCTTGCAACGAACAAAAATCGTCATGTGCTTTACGGGTTGTCTCTGCGTGTTTGTTGCTATGACAATGAATAGACCACCACTTTCGTGCAAATTCTTCAACCTCCCTAGCACACTCCTCTATAATCAACTCGGCGAACTTTTCTTGGTCAAACCCAAACTCTAGTAACTCACCATTTACCCCGTAAGTTTCAATTCGGCACTGTTCAGCAAGTTTTTCAATTTGTTCGTTCATTCTAAAACTCCATATTCTGCTTGAAGGTCATACAATGCTTTACGTACCTTTACTGCAACTGGTTTATACTTGTCAGGATGTATAGGATGATAGGTGTATTCCATACCCGCCCATGTCTTGCTACCTGTCAATAATTTATCAACTTCTGCTAGAATTTGAAAGCGAGGATCCGCCCACATCTTGATTACATTATCAGGTACGATTGGTGTGTTCATTCTTCAACTCCGAAATATCGTAAGATATTTTTATGGTTATTTGCTTCCAAACAAATCTCAGCACATTCCTGCACAATCAACTCGGCGAACTTTTCAGGATCAAAGGCATCATAAACAACACCTTCGCCACCAAAGTATGCTCCAGCCTTAACCAGCAGTTTATCAATTCGTTCGTTCATTACTTTTTTCCAATCTTAGAAACAACTTCTACCTTGCTTACTTGTAATTGATAAAGAAACCTACGATACACTCGCAATGCGGCAATACTCATTGGATCTTCTTTACCTTCAAGTTCAGCAATCTTAGATTCTAATTCCTTTTCCTTGGCGCGGTGACGCTCAATGTCAGCATTGAGACCTTTTGCTTTATCCCAAAAGTATTTCATAATGTTCTCCTTACTTAATCCCGAATGTGTTCAATTCGGGACGCAATGTGTTAATCAATTCTGTTTCACGGGCATGAGCAGGACGCTTGCCACGAACAACTTCAATAACACCGAATATAAAACGCTCGGCACCACGTTCACGCAATGCACAAGACAGACCCCAATTCTTACGCTCAGTCAAGGCCCGTTGCATATGCTTTTGCATACGACGGCGTAGTGTGCGAAACACATTACCCTTGAATGACAACGCAGTAAGACCAATATAATATTCTTGTGTAACTACATCTTGTATGTAGTATATCACTTGATTACGGTCTGTTCTACGCTTACGGGCGATTTTCGAGTTCATAAGTGTATTATATACCCAAAACCATTTAATGTCAACCGTGGGTTTCTAGTAAGGCCGAGACGAATTCCGTGTCGCTATCCCCTAGGTCCTTATCTGTTGTAAAAACGCAACAGTTTCCAAACTTGGCCAACTTGCGGCCTGCATCGTCATTGTCGCAAACTGTGATAACTTTGCGGTTAAGACAGGTTAACCAGTTTCCCAAGTCTTGATTGGGGTTGTTAGATAGCACGGCCAACGCACTAAATCCACGCTCAGTCAACCTGGCCGCATCAAACACCCCCTCACACACAAACACGACTCCGGGGCTTAAATGTAGACTTTCTACGCCCCAGACTGTCTGGGTGGGCTGATTTCGGTATGTGAAATACTTGCCCTGTTTGGGATTATTCTGTGGTTTTTTCTCGCCCAAGGGGCGATATTGCTGATATCCGATTAATTGGCCGCTTAGATTCCACAAATAGAATGTAGCAACACCTTCAACTTCATCAAGCACGGGCCTGTGAAGTTCTAAGTCTAAGTGACGAGATTTTAGGTGTTCTCTCAGCATACTCACAGTATACACCCAAAACCATTTATTGTCAACCGTTATTTTCGGGGGATTCTTTAGGGATTTCTGTCAGATACTCATAATTGGTAGTATCTATGTTCTCACGCAAAACAATAGCCCCGTTCTTTAGATGAAATCTACGGGCCACGTTTGTCTTAGGGCTTAGTGTCACAAATCTTGTAACACTAGGATATTGTGCTTGAATTCCTTTTACCGCTTGATAAAGCAAATCTCTACCTTTGCCACTTTTGTAACTCCATATGGTATAAAATATGGCGGTAGTAGGAACACTTGAGGTTTTACTTAACCCTTCAACATCTTCAGGAACAAAATCATGGAAGCTAACACAAACCATTGCTTCTGGATTTTGTTCTTCATCAGTTAATGCTGCTACAACCCTACCATCGCTAACTCTAAAATCTTTAGAGATTTCAGGGCGTACAGGATCGTCTTTTATAAAACTTAATAATGTGTGTGAAAGGTCTGTGATGAATTGAAACATGATATTCTTATTTATACGTATATTATAATTATTAAATTAAATCCAAAAAAGTAGGGCCCTAAGACCCCACTATGCTAACTTATCTATATTTTGTCCTGCCCGCATCATTCTGCGGTTTGCCTCTATTCTATGTATTTCATTATCAATAAGGCGTTCTTTAATATGACGGTCATTAACAATCATTTCCCTATGACGTTCTTCATTACGAACCAATGCAGTATGTTGCTGAATTGCTGATGCTGCTAATGTTACTTTATTGAATGTCATAGGTTGCCTTTTCTTTTATTTATCACATAGTTGGGCCATTGCCGTTTTTGAAGCCAACTGACCCACCTTCTGCCTCGATCCGTTTAATAACATCTTCGAATAAGATAGGAGTAAAGTCAGTTTGCTCAACACAAACACAATGATAGCGAACGTCTGGTTCATCACTATACAGAACTTCTCCGGTTCTAGCATCAACCCCACGTGCTTTCTTTACACGATTAGAATGTAAATGTCCGTGAATGTTGGTACCAAATCTACCCAAGCTATCACTATGCAACGGAATATGACTTAAAATCATTCCGTTCATAACATGATATGCTCTTAATTCACGGAAGTACCTACTATATTCCACATCAGGGAAGATATCGTGATTGCCACGAATTAAAACTTTATCACCGTTTAAGCGAGCCATCGTTGGTAATGCTTTGCGATTGATAACCACATCACCCAAGTGATATACTTTGTCGTTTGGACGAACTGTATCGTTCCAACGTTTAATCATTTCCTCATCCATTTCATGTGGATCAGTCCATGGGCGAATCTTTGTTACTCCGTCACTCTCTGTAAATCTACATACTCCGGCATGCCCAAAGTGTGTGTCCGATACTAAAAATACTGCTGGCATATTATTTCTCCTTCTTTACTCGGCCGATTCTACTTGCCTTGTTCCAAGTGTATGCTACTCCATCAGGAGTCTTTCCATCAACTACACTATCAACACCGAATCGTCCTACAAATTCCATTCCGTCTGGGCCACGAATAGTTACAAACTGCCCGTACGCCTTTGCTGTGTCCATTGCACTATTCAACGACAAACAACTAGCAAGGGGAAACCCTTCTTTTGTTATTACTTTATACACTATGCTATCATCCAATCCATGTCATCTTCTACTTGTATACTTTCATCACCGTCGTATTCTACTACACGAAATTTTTTACCTTCTTCTATCCATTCTACCTGTAAACTAATCAATCCAAGTGTATATATGCCTGGATACTTCAATTCTACATAAGTAGCCAATTCATCATACTGTCCCTTCTCTACAAGTTTTACCATTGCAGGGTCAAATAATATCTCTGGATGGTCTTGATTCCATGTGTACCATCCAGCACCAAAGTCAGGGCTGTATAGTACCGCTACTTTTCCGTTTTTAATTAATTTACGCATAGTCATAGTATATCACCTTCACCATTATTTGTCAAGTTATGGCAATGCCCGGATGAACCGGGCATTTAGAGAACAAGTGCGTACTTTCGCAGAGGCACCTGCCGTGTTACTCTATTTAGCTTACGCCAAATCGTAGCGACTATTCATCACGGCCTTAAGCATAATTGCTTCAGGCGAGAATGCATCTGGGTCTGCACCCAATACGCTAGCAGCGATTGCTGGGCTGAATCCTGACACAAGAGCGGTACCACCCTTGTCAAACTCAACTGGAGCGTTTCCGCTAGCATTCAAGTTCCAGAAAACTACCTTAGGCAAATCGTAACCTGCTTCGGCGTACTTACGTGCGATCATTTCCATTGCACTGTCATCATACTTAACGCAGGCGTTAAATTGCATGTCGCTGAAAATCATCAAAGTTTCAGGCATTTCTGCTTGTGATACCTTGTTCTTAACAGCAGTGTCAAGGATTTGATTGAACGCACCATGTAGGTTTGTACTCATACCCCAATCAGAACTGACCATTTGGTCAATCTTTTGGTTGATTGAACCCTTAAGGTTCAACAACTTTGGCTTGTCGCTGAAAGTCAAGAAGCAGTCCTTGAACTTACCCTTGTTCTTATCAGCAAAATACAATCCCAAGCTAACTGCGATTTCTAGGCAAGTAGTAGAACCCTTCTTCCCTGCAATGCAGGTCATAGAGCCACTAACGTCAACTAGAGGCAACACGCTTGAGTCACCAACGTAGTTAGGCAATGCATTCCATTGTGCTTCAATAGCATCCAACTCAGTCTTAGACCAAGTTGTAGCACCGTATCCACTGATACGACCCTTCAACACATCGTGCGGGAAGATTGCGTTAGCATTGATCTTCACACCTGCTTCACCCTTAACCAACTTAGTGATGTACTCAGCATAAGTTGTACCATGACGACCGAAAGCCTTCTTGTAACGACTATGCGCTACAGATGGAACGTGACTGTAGTTGATGTTATCCCAGTCATTAGAACACATTTGTGTTTCAACAACAGTAGTCATACCAACAAGAGTCTTACGATATTGCTTTGGAGTCATACCGTAGAAGTCACGAATTTCAGCCGCGATCTTGCCCTTACGCGGAGTCCACTTAGCAGCGAGTCCGTTATTTTGACGCAAGTAGTCACCAAGCAATGTGTAAGCCTTAGCCTTCATATCCTTAGTTTGAAAAACTAGCAAATCGTCAAAACGACCAAGTTCTGGTACCTTAGACATAAGACGAGCAGCATCAGCTGGGTTAGTCTTTTCCAAGTGCAACATGACTTGACGGAACAATTCACGTTCACCCGCACCACCACGAACATCACGTGCCCATTGGACGATACGTAATGCTAGGTCTGCATTTTCTACATAAGCCGCTGTGAATTGCGGGATGATGTTCTTACCACGGCTTGCACCGATGTTATAGAACAAATCAACACATGCGTTAGCGGTTGATTCACGAGCCTTCATACCATTAGTGGTACGAGCCTCTTGGTTTAGTATTGCGTTTGCGAATTGCATAGTTTTCTCCTTTCTGTGAGTATTGTTTGCAACAGGGTGCTGTTTTGCTTGATTTCAAGTAAAGTTTTTAAATTTGCTGGAAGCACCCTAATATAAAAAACAGGATCGTTTTGTACTTTTTTATTCAAGTGAGAAATCCAAACTCACCTTGATAGGCTTGAAGTTATCTTTGCCCATCATCCAGTAATGGTTAAATTGCTGAACCGATCCTTTAATCTTTCAATACGTGTATTATACAACAACATCCAGTTGTTGTATATGTATTTTGGGTAAATTATCTTAATTGTTTAAGATATTCACGGCCGACTAGGCCCTTTTCAATTTCCATTAATGCAACTACTGATGGTCCTGCACTAGTAGGTTTATCTAGTTTAGACTTGTGTCCGCGCTTGAGTTCCCTAACCCTAGCACAAGCGATTAGAACCATTTCAAAACGATTACCAATCATCTCTACAGCCTCTTGGCTAGTGTATCTTGCTCTGCTTTCAGACATAATATCTCCTAGTTAAAGATGTTATTATACAGCAGAATTGGTTATAAGTCAACTGTATTCGGGTAACAGTATTTCTGGTTGCCTACCTTGATTGGCGGGTATGTTTATGTGAGTAAGTTTATCAAAATATTGCGGGAAGTAATCTGGATGTTTGTTAACAAATTCTTCATAATAATCTTCTATTTCATCTATATTAGATATCAAATTTTTATGATTACCTTGAAATTTGCTATACGGAATAGATATTATCTTGTTTGGTACGTTGAATAGTTTGGAAATATTAGTAATTTTATATTGAAATTGTTCATAATATATTGTTTTCAAATCACCAAAATATTCATTCTGTATATCTGTTTTTTTGATATACATATCCAAGGCGTGTTTCATTTTATTAATATCAATATTAAATTTATTCAAATTTCTACTAAATAAAACAGTTTCATGGTTATGCCAAACTTTACTACGCACAGCAACTATTAACGAAATCATAGAATATAGCACGTCGGCTCTTTCTAAAGAAATAAATTGTATGTTTTCTTGTTCGGCTGCTATTTTCAACCAAGTTTTATCCAATACTACATATGGTTCTGTATACATAGACATTACCGAATATTGATTGATTTTAGAGAGATTATTTAAGGTATCTATACGACTTAAAAATATAGATTTTTGTTCCTCAAGGTTATCCTTTTTATAAATTAATTCGGAAGCTATAGCCGGAGTTCCATTTTTATGTACTATTGCATGTTCAATATCAACTATTACATCCGGGGGAATTATCCCGGGATTGAACCACTCGGTTAAATTATGTCGATTTAATATATTGCTCAAGTAATAACGTAATACATGTGATCCTGATCTTGGTTGAAAAATTATACAAAGATGCTTGTTATTTTTTATTTCTATCATTTTACTAAAAAGTATTGAAAAAATAAGTAAAGTATTGGGGCGGAATCGGCGGACACCAGCAGGATTTGCTGCCTGCGGCTGTGTCACAGGGAAGCCTATATTTTCCACAACTTGTAACACATTCACGAACTAGTTGTTGATAGCAGGTTGTGAATGACATCAATTTTAATATTGGATCATCTGCTGTTAGCAGCGTAGCGTCAAAAGTTGACGGTAAATGTACAATTGTAAAAGTTGTTTCTATTGGGGATAGTGATTCATCTGCAGGATAAAAGGTAACTGGTATTTCATATGTATCGTGATCTGATGCTGGTTCAGTTTTCATATTCATATGAATTAAATGTCCATTTATAGATACTCCTTCGGGTAAAGGAGATTTCAATTCGTATGCTCTGGCTAAAGGTTTTGCAAAATAGAAAGCCTCAGGTTGATTGGTAACTTGTACAAAACTCTGAGGTTTTTGTAGTTGATCAAAATTTCCATTAATATAACTAGTCATAGATTTATTGTAATTTTCCCAATTTCTAAAAGTAGTGATTGCATTAACTGAACTACTATATTTAGAATCAGACAAATCAAGTAATCCTGCTCTACCAAAATTTACCATGGCTGGAATAAACATTCCATTATCCGGATTAGAATAAATATCTAACATATTAGCATGTTGCTGTTGTAGTTGGCCGACATAGTACGCAATTGATGCGGACTGTATTGCTGCTGCTATACTAGTACCACTTACAAATCCATATCCTCCACCTGCTTTGGCAGCATAAATTTTATTTCCTGGTGCCCAAATATCTAACGCCCCACTATTAACTACATTTGATGTTAGACTTGTGATACCGGGATCAGTATAATCAGAAAAATCACAAGGCATAAAATCTTCTTGATATGCACCAACGGTAATCACGTTTGGCATTGAAGCAGGTGTTACATTTTCTATGGGAACACCGGAGTTACCTGCTGCGACTACTACAGCAGCACCGGCAGTTAATAAATGTTTTATTTTATTTTCAACATATGTGTTTTTAGGAATAGCCCAACTTATATTGATAACCGAAAGATTTGCCCCTGATTCACCTATAGAATTTATTATTGCATCAAACGCATATAGCAAATCACTATGTTTAGTAGGTGTACCCTCATCATTAAGTACTTTTACAACTTTAATACTACAATCTGTAATTCCGCATGTATTTCCTAATATCACACTTGAAAGAGCAGTACCGTGTCCAGTATAATCATTAAAATCATTTGGAATTATTGAATGCAACAACGTTATATCTTTGCCGACAAATTCTTCATGTGAAATATCTATGCCGGAATCAACAACATAAACATCAATGCTTTCCCCAAAAACAGGGACAGTTGACGAATCTGTTGACAAATCTATGTTTTCAATAGAATACACTTTCCACCAATTTTTTTCATCCGAATGTACTGTTGTAGTTGATTCAGTTGAAGTCATAAAATTATACAATGGTTTAATTTCTAATAAGTTAATTGCCGTTTCATCATCATTTTGTACCAATTCAACTATAGATTCAAACGAAGGGGGTTCCGTACTGGCTTCTACATGATACACCTTATTAAGGTTATCAAATTTCCCTAGTACCGTGCAATGGTAGGAGATTAAATACTCCTGAATATCTTCATCTGAAGCATCGTCTTTAAAATCTATCAAATAATGTGTCATGTTTTATCTCTTTAAAATATAAATTTTTGTAAATGTAAATGTGTTTTGCACCATTTACCTGCTTTTTCGTACGGGTACCTAAACAACAAATCAAAAATTCTTTTGCTAGGTTTATGAGCAAATGTCAATCTTGTAATTGTATTTATTCTACTATAGTATTTATCATAATAATTTTTTAATTCCTCAAATCCGGTGTATTTAAGAGGGGGTAATATTATTGGAAAGTCACTTCTATGATATTTGTTTATTATATTAGTAACCGTCACGGATATAGCGGGTGTAGTATTGTCTGGTGCAGGAAAAGAAAAGGCTAAATTTGAATTATGCGCTAGAAAAAAAGGAATAATTGTCTTATTTTTGGTTGAAATTTTTAATGAGTATCTATGCATCCCAAACAATGTATAATTTACAGCCCAACCTTTTCCATAAATATTACCATTATTAATTTCTGGTTTTGATATATAATTTCCGCTGAATAACACTGTACCAGATTCTATTAATTCTGACATTTTCATATGGGTACAAATTTGCGGACTAGAGCAATCATATTCATTTGCGTAAAAATCTAACTCATTTTCCAAAAAATTGATTACATCAAAGTCTTTATATTCAACTGTTAGATTTTGATTTTTTGCAAAAGTTTCCAAAGTTTTTAAATCATGTTCATTAAAAAATATACCTTCTGATATATAACGAATAGAAACAATGTTAAATGGAACATTTGCTTGTAGCCAGCATGAAATCATTGCCTGACTATCTTGTCCGCCACTACACATCAATGTATATGGCCCGGGATAAGTTTTTTCAATATTTTCTACTGCTATTTTTGCACATTCTGCTACCGGCAAATCACTGACTGAGTGATTACTCAAATCTATATACAAATATTCACCCGGTGACCAAGTTGAAGATAAGTTTTTCCCCCAACCATATTTTATCCAATCATTTTCACCAAGCTGCCACATATAATTACTCAATCCTACTAGGGAATATAACTACCTGCCATTTGTTTACTGGACAGCTGCTGCTTGATAATTTTGTTTTGGCATCCACTGCACATCCACATTTCTTACATTGTCTAGTAAAATGTAACAGGTGTTCGCATGAATTACACATCTCTATTCGTTGTTTTTGTATTTCTTCACTTGCGATTGATTTATCAACTAATAATTTCATTCGTTGTTTAATTTTGTCTAAAAACTGCATAATATTACCTCTTATATATTTATGTCATTTATATTTAGCTATATTAAATACATCAATGATACTTAACATCACCTTTGGAGAAATTTACCAAATTTGGAATATTCATCTTTGGCCCACTAGAGAAAGTACCATAGAAACTCATAGTGCTATGAATTTTTTAGGGGGATATGATATGCAAAATATGATATCTACTCCTACCTTTTTTGGTTACAAATTAGATAACAAAATAGTAGGTGTCAATAGTGGTCACTTGTGCCACGACAATTCTTATCGATCTAGGGGATTGTTTGTATTTCCGGAATATAGAAAACAAGGCATAGGAAAAATACTATTAGTTGCTACTATTGATAAAGGAATAAATGAGGGTGCTAACTATATTTGGAGTTACCCCAAAAGGTCTAGTTGGCCCACGTATGAAAGTGCAGGATTTAGTCTTGCCTCATTGTGGGAAACTAGTGAATTAGATGTTAATGCCTATTGCAAACTTATCGTTTGATGCCGTAGAAGTACAAATCCTGATGTGGGGCGCCTATTTCAAATTCATATGCTAAAAACATGTTGTCAAGGTCCATGTTCTGTACAAAATCTTCTACTGTTAAGTTTTTGTAATATTCCCATCCTATGCCTGTGGTCAATGGACTATCTTGTGGACTAGTACGAGTGGTGCCATGTTCTGGTCTACCTGTAGTGGCACAAGTCATAAAAATTAAACCTTTGGGCTTAGTCATTCTATGCATATTATTAAATGTCTCTACCCAATGAGGATTATGTTCAAAACATTCACAACTACCTACAGTATCGTATGTTTCGTTTGGATGATCTAAATTTTGACCTTCACAGACTAAATCAACATCTTTACCGGGCCCAACATCAATGCCCAAATAATCACATTCAGTAAAGAACATTCTTATTGATCCATTGATATTAAGACTTCCAACTTCTAATACTTTTTTATTAAAGAATTGAGTTGGGTATTTTAATTTCAATTTTTGTATATAGTTGAATTGTTGTTGATGGGCCATATTTTTACTTTATCTTTGGAGCGGGATAGGAGAATCGAACTCCTGTCCGAACCTTGGCAAGGTCCCGTTCTACCATTTAACTAATCCCGCTTATTGGTGGAGGCCATTCTTGAGGTATCCCCTGTGAAGTAGATCACTACTCACCTGTTACATCACAATCGTGTACTATTACCTGCCCTAAGGATTAGCTAGCTACCTTAGCGACTCATACTGGATAATGTAACTTATCCGCTGTCTCTTGGTACCTCGTTGGAGAATTGAACTCCCGTATCCACCGTGTAAGGATGGCGTTCTACCATTAAACTACCGAGGCCTTATATTCTCTTAAATAACTATTTCTTTTAGTTACCTTCTTATACCTACTACCTTTTCCTTTACTACCAAAATTCTCTGTTTGAGTGTGGCAGTTAGGACAAAGTAATCTTACATTATTTGGGTAGTTATTATCACTATCACCGTCTATATGATCTAATTGTAACACAAGTGGCTTGTTATTCCAATTACCTTCTTGTCCACATTCAGAACATTTATCCCCAAATAATTCTTTTAAATACCTTTTTAAATTTCCACCTTGTCCGCTTTCAATTTTAGGAATTGATATCTTTTCCCATTGATATTTAGAATTACATGCTATGGAACAAAATTTATTTGTTGTTCCGTGATTGTATCTCATTTCTTTCTCACAGCATAAACATTTAAATATTGTATTATACTTAGAGTCCGGTTGTTTTCTATCAATTGAATATCTACTTGCTCTATCTTTATGCGCTATTTGGTGTGCATTTAATGCTCTATGGTTACTAAACTCTTTATCACATTGACTACAGTTGTACATAATTATCTCCTTGCTCAAGTATTTATCATAGTTGAACAAAAAAGACACTCTACCACTGAGTTAACGAGGCTTATCTTTCATACTTAATCTGTGCAATGAATCAATCATTATTTCAAAATTTTTCGGAGTCTCATTGTTTAATTCTTCTATATCTAGCAACATTAAATATTTCCCGTATTTAATAATAGCTTGATTTATTTCTAATAAAAATTCTTCTTCTGATTGGGTCGTTTTAATTTTCCCTTGTCGATATAATCGTTTGAGCCAAGAAAATACCTTTAAGGATACTGTTTCATGTTGGATTTTAAACGAACCATCTTTCGCTGAGATTATAACTGCTTGTATACTAGAAGGTTTCATCCATTCAGGAATTTCCTTATCTAATAGCCAACCACAACTAAATGTCTTGCAAGGTATTTCCGGTCTATTTTCATAGATAGTACAACCTTTATCACTAACATAGTGACATTTTTGTCCAGGATAAAAATAATGTTCGTTTGCTTTGCCTGCTAACCAACCGTCACAACAAACTGTGCATCCATCACAATTTCTTTCTGCTGAAACAATTGGTATAACCGTATTCATTAAGCAGTACGTTGAATCAAATGATAGCCGAATTGTGTTTGTACCGGGCCACTAATTTGACCAACATCAATACCAAACGCAACATCTTCAAAAGGCTTTACCATTTGTCCACGCTGAAAACTTCCTAAATCTCCACCATTCTGTCCACTAGGACACTTGCTGTGAATCTTTGCTAAGGCTGAAAAATCCTCACCCATTGAAATCTTTTCTTTTAATGTAACCGCTTCGTTCAATGATTGAACTAAAATATGTTTTGCTCTTACTTGCATTGTTTATCTCCTTCTTCAGTATTATACAATGTTCTCACTATATAGTCAAATGCTTCTTGCTCATTTTGGGCATCCTCAATATCTTTTCTTGAGGGCTTACGAAATATCTTATCAAAGTTAGATCCAAATTCATTTTGACTTACACTATACGGTCTTGGGCTACTACCTTTACTCATAACAATTTCCTTTCAATGGTCTCGGTAGGAAGAATCGAACTTCCGCTCCTGCGTCCCAAACGCAGAGTGATACCATTTCACCATACCGAGAATTATTTCTTTCTAATTTTCATTCCAACAAACGTGCCGCAGAAAGCGCCAAGACATGCTGGAATCAATAACATATGATCACTAGTATAGTTAATTACTGCAATACTTGCAATGAAAAAAACTACCACTGCCCATACACTTGATTTTAATGCCTCATCATTTTGAATTGCTCTTAGATAATATGTGTAAAACACATCAGTAAAGAACAGGGCAAGAAATGTAGTTATGTATTCAATCATTTAATGTTTGGTTGCAAATTTACTGCTAACCATTGCTTTTAATAAAACTAAATCACTTTCTGATTTAATTTCAATTACATCATCAATATCTTCATCATCTTCCCATGATTCGGGAGGATATTGTAAAAATGTAAATATTGTTCTCCATGTGATTTTTTTATCTTGCGTGTAGGCTAACTCCAATAAATCTAATATAGAGTTTGCTACTTGCTGGGTTTTAAAATCTAATGGATTCATATTTACACTAGTTATTGGATGCGGGACTTGGATTTGAACCAAGGATTGCAAAGGCTTATGAGACCTCGCCGGTGACCGGGCCCTTCCCGCGTAATTATTTATCGTATTCATGGTGCGTGATAAAAGATTTGAACTTTTGACCTCTACCGTGTCGGGGTAGCGTTCTTCCATGCTGAACTAATCACGCATATTTAACAGGATACATTTTTAACGACTTTTGATCTACCATTGATCTACAGTATTGCTACTGATGGGACTTGAACCCACAACCCAAAGTTTGGAATGTTAAATGTTGCTGTTAGTATCCTAAAGTTGGTGGAGGATAACAGAATCGAACTGTTGCGAAAACCTTGCAAAGGTCCCAGGCTACCATTACATCAATCCCCCGAAATTTATTGACTGATTACTTATCTCATTATACGCCATCAGTCAAGGCGAGTTTTTGTGGTGCCCTAGGTCGGACTCGAACCGACACGCCTTTCGGCGCCAGAACCTAAATCTGGTGCGTCTACCAATTTCGCCACCAGGGCAGTTAATTATTTAATCTACTAACTATATCATCAAATGTTTCAGCAAAAGCTACAGAGATTATTAGTCTTGGACCAGAGGAAACATTTACTGTATGTGTGCAATCTGTTCTTACAAATGCACTTGGGCTTAATAGTCTTTCTTTTTTATCAGATGGCTCACCCATATAATCCCATCTTTCTTTTGTACTATTACCAGGGATACTATATGAATCATAAGTACTACCTGATTTAAGTGTAAATTTATTTTGTACTAATTGCTCGCTTCCCCAACTAATATCTTTCCACCAATACATAGTATCATCAATATTACCCTCGATCATTACATTGAATCTTGTTCTTATTGGAACTTGTTCATTATTAATTCGCATTATATCAACATGCGGATTACCTTCAAACCAAGTATCACTATTACTAGTGAATGCTATTATCCCTTGATAGATAATATTAAGATTATATTTTGATAGAAACTTAACTATTTCTCTACCCGGCGGGCTGATAGGTGATATCAGTTTTTCTGATTCAAGGTCATGATAGTAATTTTGATTAAACTTATGCTTATATATATTTTTTATATATTGTTTAGAAGCAAGTGAAAAATCAAAATTGGTTTGATAGTAGAACATACATTCTATTTAGTTGGCATCCCCCCAAGGACTCGAACCTTGACTAACGGTTTTGGAGACCGGTATGCTGCCATTACATTAGGGAGATATTTTATTTTTTATATAAACTATATCTAGGTTTGCTGCAAAGATTATTCTTTCTATATCAGATTGTGATTTTCTTACCATATGATAGGCTCGGGAAGGAAATACTAATAACATATTTGTTTTAGGCACTATTTCTAAATCTTTAAAAACTATAGGAGCACAATTTTCTTCTGCTTTTGCATAATAAACCACTGACCATCTACTACCACTATTATCTGAATGGCTATGCCATTGTGCATATTCTGTTTTATTATATATTGCCACCCAACTATCTAAAACTTTATTTACAGCTCCATCTCTATCATTAGTCTCAATTAACTTTAATTTATTCTCTATTACATTTATCAATGTGTTAAAATCTGATGTTTTTCTATGAGTATCATAATTACTATGCCAAGAAAAAAGATTTGATGTATTTGATATTGGATATTGTTCTTTGAACTTATAAATTAAATTTACAATTGTATCTGAATCTATTTCAGAAGATAAATCCAATTCATATATTTTATCTATATATTTTTGTTCTATTTCATGGGTGGGTAAAATTCTTTCTGTTGTTTTAACAGAGTCAAGTTTACTTTTTAATTTGTCAATATGATTCATTGTCTATTTACACTAGATATAACAGGATCGTTTTTTACGGTTTCAATTAAAAGTTGAATGTATTTATTTGCTGAACCGATCCTTAACTTGGAGGAAGATAACAGAATCGAACTGTCACCGTGTAAACAGTGGGACGGTTTTCAAGACCGTGTCCGCGCCATGCAGCCTATCTTCCATTATTCTATATTTTACTACGTAACCAATCGGCTACTTTATATAAGTCATCCGGCCCAACTACATTATGCTTTATTGTATTTGCCCTATGACTAATAAAAACAACATTGTCCTTAACATAACCCTTAGATGGAATAATTCTATCTAAAGACGGAGAAGTAGGCGACAACTTATTTGCTTCTCCAAAAATAAATGGCGTCCCAAAAATTGGGCATTTGTCAGTGGCGATAGAATCTAAAAAATTTAAATCTAAGTCAAAGGGTAATGATTTTTTCTTAGCCCTTAGTTTAGCATCTCTAAGATAGTATCTTAGCCGTCCTCGTCTATTTTCAATCATATACATTTCTTCCATTATTCTTTATTTATTACCATATAGAAACACACTATCTACTACGGATCCACGGTTTACGCAGACAATATGTTTTTATATGGTAGGGCCACCGAGATTCGAACTCGGATAGATCGGTTAAAAGCCGACTATTCTACCTTTGAATTATAGCCCCATATATTGGTCCCACATCACGGTAACGATCCGTGTTTTACCGGTTAAGAGCCGGTTACATCACCTTAATGTTTATGAGGGATAAGCAGTATTAAATTTTCTTTAATGTGCCATCCCTAAACCAATACATGGGGTTTAAGAATGACACTATCGTTTAGCACGTTTCATGTCATTACCTCTTTCGTTTAAAAAATCTATTATACAACATTTTAGGTTTGTTGTCAACCTTTATTTGGAGTGGGGAGCGAGATTTGAACTCGCGGATTTACAGTTTTGCAGACTGTTGCATTGGGCCGCTCTGCCATCCCCACACTATTACTTACGATCAGATTTGTCTCTAACTACCTTAACTTCACCTGCAAGTTGTGCTTGGATCATCATATTCTTAAATGCACTACGTTGATCCTTATCAACAAAACTAAACAATGCTGTCATTGTCTTGTTACGTTTAGATAGTTTAAAAGTTTTACCTGGTTTCATTTTATTTCCTTATTAAAAATTACATACTCTTGGCGGAGAGTGTGGGAGTCGAACCCACTCGCCCATTTCTGAGCGTCGGATTAGCAATCCGATGCCTTACCATCCAGCCCACTCTCCGAAATACTTGGTGCCTTCAACTGGACTCGAACCAGTAACCTAACGATTATGAGTCGTTTGCACTAACCAATTGTGCTATGAAGGCATTTACCATAATATAGTATACTCCCGGTGCTTGTCTAAGGCACCGTAACCATGTGGTACACCTTCGTTCGTACTATCTTTTCAGATAAGATAGTACCAATGTAGCACTTCATAATCTATATAATCATATCAGGGTAGGCTATATCCCCACATATAGACAAGAATACACTATATTATAATATTAGCAACAATTACTGCTCTAATATTTTTAGTAGAAAATGAATTAGAATGATACCTTCTAGCATCAAACATAATTGCTTTATTTATTTTTGGAGAGTATCTTTTATAGATTGTTTTTTTATCTGTATTATGATAACCTTCATAATACTCATTAAACAAAATAGTATCTCCTTCACAATCATTCATATATAAAATCATAGTTTTTGAACCCAATTTATGATTATCATAATGAGGCATTAAATATTGATCAGGCTTTATTTCTCCGGGCAATGAAAAATTTATTTTCATTTCTTGAATGTATTTTATATTCACTTCAAATTTACTCTCAATGAGTGGCTTAATATTAGCAAATTTATTATACATATCACTAACTACAGTGTTGTGTAGTATTAACGGGTGAGTAAGCATTCTGTCATTTTCTACATTTATATTACTATCATTTTTTATAAATAGTCTTTCTATTTCCTTTAAGGATGCATTAGTGTCGCTATTATATGTGGTTTTATAGCCGTATTTCCAATTTATTTCTCCGTTGTTAAATATAAGTTTACTCAGTCCATGGACTTCAAACTTATGAAAAAAATTATCAACTACTACAAAATCTGACATTTAATGTTTTATTTTTATTATTTGGTACGACTGACCGGGATCGAACCGGTACGCCCTTACGGACATCAGATTTTAAGTCTGAGGCGTCTACCTAATTCCGCCACAGTCGCATTTCATTTCACTATTATATATCATAGATAGATATATGTCAATTATTTAGGCTATAATCAGTTATAATCTAACCCAAATGACATTCCTGCCCTAGGTGTTAGCGGTATTACTGTATGATACATTTTTCTTGGTACATATATAAAATCATTTGGTTCTAATTCATACGTTACAGTAACATTATCATTAATGATCCATTTTGTTTTTCCAATCATTTGCCAGAATAAAACATCGGCTGTATCTTTATGTGTACCAAACGTGCCTGCTGTTTCTAAGAAAGAAATATAACAATGTGCAGTGCAGGATACTGATTTATCTAAGCACGATATTTTCTCACATAATTCAGAAATCCCGGGAACATTTTTTCCTTGGTGGAAAACAAATCCTGAATTAGATAATATCTTTACGTGTCGTTTCTCTACAACACTGTTGTTTAGTTCTTTTATTATATCATCCCACGTGGGCGGACATAAATTAACATTTTTAAAAAAATGATGTTTTTTATTTTTTCTATTTTCTAAAAAAATACTATCATTTAAAAATTCATACATATCAGCACCTTAAATAAAAACTTCTATATTTGGTAACCTGAGGCTAAATAATAATATGTTACAAAACAAGGCCCGTATTCCATTAAATCTACGCCGTAGAATAATAGAACGTGATGGCTATTATTGCGTGTATTGTGACGAGGACCTGCGTGATGCTGAGATACACATGGATCATGTTATACCTGAATCAAAGGGTGGACCTACATCATACGATAACCTGCAAGTGACTTGTAGAAAATGTAATCTTGCTAAAGGGGTGTTAACTGAATCTGAATTTATGAACAGATTAAGAACCCGAGCAATGAACATTTTAAACAAACTTGGAGCGGGGTAACAGAATCGAACTGTCAGCTTTAGCTTGGAAGGCTAAGGTATTACCACTATACGAACCCCGCAAATTTATTCTATTATATATTCAAATATAACACATATTCTTCTTTCATCAGAAAGATGTTCCGAAACTGCATGATTTACATCACTACCATGGCAAATTAACATGTTAGGTTTAACTGTTATATAATGTACTTTGTCTTGATCAAAATCAGTACAACGTAAATTTTCACGATCATCATCAATAATAGCAAGTTTCCCTGAACCCTCAGGTGCTTCAAGATACAATATACAAACTTGCATCCTTCTATTAGGGTTTGCTACCTGATCAGATGGTCTAATATGTGAATGTGATACTACATAAGAATTTTTATAATTAATATTATGCCAGGTCCTGGTTAAACTAATTTTTTTTATTTCTATGTTTTTAAACATGGATGACCTAGCTTCTATAATTGCAGGTTCAAGTACCTTTTTCAATAAGGAATATCCAACAAGACCTTGAAAATCTGTAACATTGGCTACTGAACTTACCGAATTTCCCTTTTTCTGAATATCCGGGTGATGTGTGGAATCATCTACATACACATGCCCTAAATTAATTAATTGCCTAGTAAAAAGTTTTTTATAAGGTTCAAATTTATTCAAATTATCAAATTCTTTGATATAGACTTCATGACCAAAAATATTATGCAACATACTTTATTTACTCTAGTGAGTAGGGTTTATTAAATTTGTAAGTAGTAGCACCTCACTCATTGCTACCATTCTACCTGTATTTTCTTCTAAGCCGCGGACAGGATAGAGGTACGTAGTACTAGTAGTTACTTAGCAGTTGCCATGTTGCCGGACTCGAACCGTTGCCTCATAAGGTTTTCGACGCCTTACTTTCGCTACATCTACACTTACAAAACTTGGCGCCTCGTAGGGGATTTGAACCCCTGATCTCTACCGTGACAGGGTAGCGCATTAGGCCAGCTATGCTAACGAAGCAATTATATGGTGGAGACAGATGGATTCGAACCACCGCGCTGTTAAGAAAAGATTTACAGTCTTTCGCAATCGACCACTCTGCCATGTCTCCAAACTCTTGACGCAATCGGAACAGTACTCCGATATCTACACTAAGGTACCTCAGTGTCGTTTTGTTCTAGTATTAAACTATGCGAAATTAAAAATGTAGCTGTCAGTTGATCTCCGACAGTTGCCCACGCTTCTCACCTGACTACAAAAACTTGGTACTCGGTACGAGATTCGAACTCGTGTACCCGCCGTGAAAGGGCGGTGTCCTAGGCCCCTAGACGAACCGAGCATAAAAATTGTGCGTATCTTAGTCACGATAGTTATCGAAATTTCTATCTACAGACCCAAATAACAATCTCCGGAAGATTGTCCAACCTGCACAAATTCACTATATGAAAATATATTAACTGGGGAGAAACGCAATTAGCAACACCACTTGCTTACAATTGACTTACTCTTATTACAGCCCACTGTTTAATCCGTCGCTAACCGGGAGATGCCTATCCCTTCAGTACTGTTGGCTTTGGTGTCGCCTCAACCTATCCTCTAGATCCCTGCTTCATGCCTACTAGTGACCCGAAAATTAATCCAAAGACAATCACGTTCAGCCTAACGGAGTGGGTAACCCTGTTAATACATTTACATATAGAGCCCTGTAACTTAAACAGGGATATATGATTCTTAAATTTTAAAGAACATTTGGCTGAGACCTGCTCATTTAATGTTTCCTGCTTGACTTTTTGCTATTGCTAGCGTGTCTCGCTTTTTGAAACAACCTCTTAACTAATGAATGTAGTATAACACAACATCCATTTATTGTCAAACTATTTTTAAACAATCTGACAATATTTTTTTAAAGAACCTAGTTGAGTAGTACGATCACTTTTCTCAACTCATGCTATGATTATAGCACCAAGACCATTTAATGTCAAACTATTTTTGTTGTATTTTTTACAACAACTTTGGTATTTGGTCCGTCGTAACAGAATCGAACTGCTATTTAGGGAGTAGAAATCCCCTGTATTATCCATTATACGAACGACAGATAATTCTTAACTTGCCGACAGTATATCACACTAGTGATTTATTGTCAAGTTTAGGCGATTAGGGATTGTCTGAATTTTTCTAATTCAGCTTGGGATAGAATCAATTCCATTTTGTTCTGTTCGGCCGCAGGATCTTTGGCCCAGTCGTAGGTAGTGTACACACGAACATGATAATGTCCCGTAGGTATATCTAATTTGCGAGTTTCACAATACAATTTATATCCACTAGTATCATTAATTAACATATTTACCTTTCAATTATTATTGGAATAAACCCCAAATTAAACTTATTTACATCGAATGTTTTACTCATTTCTATTGCTTTTACAGTTGCAATATCATAACCCAATGTTATGCGAGTTCCGTTGTATGGAGTATCAACTACGACACGATGTTGTCTATGTCCTTGGCCGATATATATATTTCCTATTTTATTTTTAATAGAATAATTTTTAAATTCAGTTGTAGAGTCTTTTGGGTCTATACTAATGTATCCATGAAAGGGAAACTTATGATCATGCCAATCTAGTACTTCATTTTGCTTATGATAATTTAACCAGGATTGAAACCAAAGATTAGAAGAATAATCATCTTCGGATGAGTGTTGATCTTTTAAATAATCTTTAATTACAAATAATAACTCTTTATAAATTTGATAAAATAAAACACTACCACTACCACTAGCTAAAGAAAAAATATTATACATGCCATAATCCCACGTGGATCCTTTTTTGCTGTCTTTAAACAATTCTCTATAATTAGCATGATGTAGATTACCTTCATACCTAATCATATTAATATTTTTAGCAATGAATTCTGAATTATATATTCTATAATTCATTTCTATGTTATTCTCAATTAAATTAACCATATATTAACACTTAAAAATTGGCTCCCCAGGAAAGGATCGAACTTCCGACACGTTGATTAACAGTCAACTGCAACTACCGCTGTGCTACTGGGGAATAAAAACTAAAATAAAACTGGTGCCCCAGTAAGGAATCGAACCTTCTTCTAATGCTTACAAGGCAATTGTAATACCAATATACTACAAGGGCAATTTCAATAGTAGTGATGTTACTCACTACTATCTTTATTTAATATGAATTATACACTAGGTTGAATTTGTTGTCAACCTAGTTTAGTAGAATTCTACTGTGCTTTGGAACACCTGCTAACAAGTAATCCATTTGGTCAGCAAGAATGTTACGATGTTGTAAAATCATATTTTCGTAATGGTTTGGGACATAAGGTGTGTACAGAAGTTCCATGCGGGCTTCTTTCAATGTCTTATGACCCTTCTTACTATTACAATCTTTACATGCAGTAACAACGTTCATCCAAGTGTTTTGTCCACCTAAAAATTTAGGGACAATATGGTCCCTGCTTAAGTGATGGTAGTTAGCGTGGTGTTTACCACAATACGCACACACTTGCCGGTCCCGACCAAACAATGTTCTGTTAGTCAATGCTACATTAGCATGTTTGTAAGGGTTGAATCCGTGACCTTTCACAGCGATAATACTAGAAGTTTCAATATAACTTTGATCGCCGGAGTTTTGCATACCCCCACGATACTTTGCTACAATTTCACCCATGCTCCATGCTACCGCATCTTTAGCGTGGTATGTAATTGCGTCATCGTGCGAGATCCATTGTCTTGGAACTCCTGAAATATCTAGTGCTAGAACAGCCATGTTGTCTCCTTTTCTGCTATTGTCACTATAACTATTTACTCTTTGCTTGGCGAGCCCTGCAAGAATCGAACTTGCATCTCAAGTATCGGAAACTTGTATGCTATCCATTGCACTAAAGGCTCATGTGTAACTATAACACACTATTGAATTATTGTCAACCAAAACAAAACCCGACTAGCGGGTTTTTGTGAGAGTGTGTATTTGGTAAAGTTTTACTTCCTGTCAAATGCCCAGGCTAAAACTCCAATTGCAACCAATCCAACTAAGCCTTGGCTACCAAGTGCTGTAATGAATTTGATTACATTAGCAAGAATATCCAATCCGATGAATGGTACTGCTGCTCCGAAGATGATTTGTAGGATTACGCCCACCGCTAAAAGTTTTACACCTAAGTCTAAAACGCTACTTAGAAAACCGCCTGCGACAGCGAATCCTTTGTTCATTGCTTCCATATTTTTTGTTCCTTTCACAAACTAATATTTAGCCTGTTTAGGAAGGCATAAGACCGTTGTCTTATTGCTCAGTAAATCTACACTTATTGTGTAGTAAGTATGTATATTTGGTGCAACCTAGAGGAATCGAACCTCTTTCAACGGTTCTTCAGACCGCCGCTATGACCACATCAGCTAAAGTTGCAAATAGGTTTTCAAGCAACCAACTATCCTTTCAGACTCATTGGGTTGTCTCGTGTAAGAGAGTTTATACTACCTTATAATCGTGTGCGGTGTCACACAGCCAACCAAAACTGTGTTAGATTATTTGGGACTCAATCTTACCGTCTAGCTTGAAATTTGGTGGTCAACCCATAGAGCAAGGCTCTACAATGCCAACCGTAACTTGGTACCCCGCCTCGGAGTCGAACCGAGAACACTCTTCCTTTTGAGAGAAGCGACTTTGCCAGATTTGTCCAGCGGGGCAGGAATGGGCTTTTCACCCAATTGGCCCTAGACGGGCTGTCGATAGTTTTCTTTCACACTATCCTAGTTTGGTGCCCTAGGCGAGATTCGAACTCGCACTTGATGGCTTCTTAGACCATTGCCTCTACCAATTGCGCTACCAGGGCATATATGTATTCAACATCCCATAGCCGGGATTTTGTTTTATCCTAACATTAATCTTTGCCACAACCCGAATCAATAGCGCAAGTGTTGCCTGACTCTGTTTGTGTTGCTTGTTATATCTAGGTAGTTTAACGAAATACCAAAGTAAATTTTTACATAATACCAAAGTAAATTTCTCCTACTCGCACTTGCCACAAGTCCCGAACTTCCTCTGTTGCCAGCGTTAGGTCGGATGTTGAAATTTTGGGGTAACCAATGGGGAACGATCCCATTCTATCACTTTCACAGAGTGAGGTGCTAAACCTTTACACTATGGTTACCATATTACTTTATAGAAAAATTACAAGAAATTATTGTTTTTCTTTTTTGAGAAAGATTCGGCGGAGAACGATGTAACATCCAACTAGGAAATATTAATAAATCACCTTCTTTGACATTTGGGGAGATATATTTTGATGTAATACAATCTTTAAATTGTGTTCCCGGAGAATCATCGGCAAGTTCTACATAATACACTATAGACCACCTAGAATTTCCATGATGGTGCCAACTATGATAATGCAATTTATTATATTGTTGATACCAGATAACTGAAGGATTAGAGTCTAGTTTGTCATATTCAATTATATCAGAAAATTTTCTTAGAGATTTATCTATCAATGGCATTATTATTTTATAATACAATCTGGTTTTTTCTTGTGCAAAATAATCTGTTTTGTAAATATTTTGGCCCGTATCAATTTTCCCCTGTATTTCATCTTCATTAATTATTTTTAACAAAGTTTCTTTAATCTCCCTGTGTTCTGTCAACGGAACAATAAAGTAAGGAATTTGAAAAGTATCAGTATATGTCATACGGTATTTATATACAAAATAAAACAATTAAATAATTGGTCTGTGTGGCAGGATTTGAACCTGCGATTTCTCACTTCCAAGGCGAGTAGATTAAACCAGACTTTCTCACACACAGATAAAATTGGTGGACACATGTGGGATTCGAACCCACGACATCCTACTTGCAAGGCAGGCGTTCTTCCAACTGAACTAATGGCCCATAAATACTGGTACCCAGTGTTGGTTACGATCCAACTACAACCGCCTTATCAAGACGGTACCTCACCATTCGGTCTACTGGGCAATAAATACTATTATGAAAACCTACAAGAATATTACTCCAGGAGGTTTAAACTTTCACCTATCATTGATTGATGGTGTTTGTTGTATGATTGTGTATGACAGATACTTTTGTGAGTATCAAATACAATATTTTACTAATATCAACAAAGCATTACGCTTTATCAATAATCTTTGATTGGTGGTAATAGTTGGACTCGAACCAACGATAGGTTGCGTATGAAGCAACTGCATTAGCCACTATGCTATATTACCATATAGAAACACACTACCAAGAGTCTGATTCTTGTTAAGACGCATCAGCTTTGTGTTCTAGACCACGCTGCCTAACTTCGTCATAATATGTTTATATATGGTGCTCCCTACTGGTAACGATCCAGTGTCTATACATTACCAATGTATTATAATACCTTTATACTAAAAGAGCAAATTGGTGCGACCGGAGAGATTCGAACTCCCGACTCCTAAGTTCGTAGCCTAGTACTCTATCCAACTGAGTTACGGTCGCATTAATTGGAGTCGCATACGGGTTTCGATCCCGTCTAGTCACCTTGAAAGGGTGATGACCTCACCAGAAGTCTAATGCGACATAATAAAACAGGATAGCATTTTTTTTCATAAACGTTGAAAGTTTTTTTGATTTGCTGTTGCTATCCTAAAACTGGTGCCTCATGGCATATATCTTCTCCCGACAGGACTTTCACCTGTAATATGTACAAACATCCATGTACCTTGCTTATGCAACTGAGGCGGTTTAGCCCCTCAGACTGACGAGAAATTTGGCTCCGTATCTGGGTAACGATCCCAGCTAGTCATTGATTAACAGTCAAGTCCGTGCACCATGCTCGGATTCTACGGAATAAATTACTGGCATCCTCTACGTGGGGACTCTTACCCCGCTTTTGCATAGCTGTGTATCACTGCATGAGTCACCGAGGAGCCAAGATGACTAGCGTTTACTTTGTGGCTCTTGCTTTCCACTTGATTTTGGCAGGGGCACTAGGGATCGAACCTAGGCTCACAGATTCAAAGTCTGTTGTGCTACCATTACACAATGCCCCAATAAATTTGTAACACACTATTTCTAATATGTGTATTAAAGCACTCTACATGGGTACGTACCCACTTGTCCCTGCAAGAATCCTCACAGGTAGAGAATGCTTTAATACGCTACGATTTTTTGTCTCACAATAGAAACTCCATCCCGTAGGCCGCCCATTCGCCCATGTTTAAAGTGCAGGCTAGGATCTCGTTTCCTATACACACTATCTCTCCACTACGCAACTTTATAGCTGCTTCTTAATTAACCCTTAGTATAACAGAGTATCCATTTACTGTCAAACTCTGTTATGTTGTTTTTATACAACACAAAAACAAAAACCCCTGAGTACTTTCGTATCCCAGGGGTTGAATAAATTTGTTATGATGTAACTAGTTATTCCGTTCCCCGGGCACCTCTTTGGTTATCATTGCCGCGAATACTTGTAGGATATGATACCGCAACGGCCGCTAAGGTCTCTATAGACCATAGTCCCGTATGTTTCGGCATGTAACAAGTTTTATTCATCATTGTATTCTATTTAGTCCTGGTTAAAAATAACAGCAAATAACATAGTGTTTTTTACTGTTTATGCATGTATTGTATAGCATCGTCCTATTAAAGTCAACAGTCAGTTTACCCAAATTAAAATATACCGGGGTCTGCGTAGCCCATTTGTTCAAACCCCCAACTACGTTCATTGCAGCCGTTACAATTATAACATTTTCCAGGCATGTTACAACTATGTGTTAATTCAAATAATTTTTCTTGTTTAAACTGAACAATTAAATCTACAATATGACTTTTGTTTAAATCTTTAAGTGGGTATAACCGAGAATCAGAGTTGTTCCATTTAATAGGATCTCTCCATCCTATAGTGAATGCAGCCAATTCTTCAATCAGTCCCATGTATAATATATTTGACTTTTTCAAAGCATCCGTAGCACCTGTTTCTACTTGCATATTTTCAGACAGCGTAGGGTCACCTACTATTTCAGTCGTTGTCAAAGGTAAATTAAATAAATCATGTACATAATTTATTATGTCAGGGGCGTATTGGGGAGATCCATCTTTTCTAAGAATAGTGTAGGGAGTAATTTTATGTGTGAATCCTGCTTCAGCATTTAACTTTACTAGCAAATAATAAAGCAAAGCACTATCCATCCCTCCACTGACAAGAACTCCAACTCTTTTCCGTAACGGATGTAGCCAAATGTTTAGTGTTCTTCTATCACTATCCGGGCCGCAATCTACTATCAATCTAGTTTTAATTAAACTCATTTGGTACCTATAATCATGTATCTTGTAAAAGCCCAATCAACATAATCATCATTTTCTGGCACAGCATAATCAAATTTTTTAGAGCCTAAATAATCAATCTTAGATAACGGGTAAGTCTTTATAAAACTAGACAATGATTCACTATGCACAAAATGATCATCATGTAACATATTGTTACCCTGAAGTATTATTCTAGTTCCTGCAGGAATATTATTAAACCAATCCGTAGACGGAAAATGTTCAGTAGAAGTGTTAATAACCAAATCACAATTGCCTTCAACTATGTTACTGCAATCTCTAGTATGTGCGTTGAATTTACGTTGTATTACCCAGTTGTCGTTAATCATTCTTGCAACTGATTCGCATTCTGGATCAATATCAAAACTTTCAATATAATTAACTTTGAATTTTCCGCGACTGAATAATAAAAAAGCGGTCATAGCGTACCACCCTCCATAAATGTGAGTAGTATCACTAGACCACTGTAAATTCTCTAATTCTTCACATAGCCAAATTTTACTAGTAATCTGACCGTGAGTGAACGAATCTTTGTTTATTAGCATTGTCTAATAGATTAGAGGGCCATTTCCTCATAATCTTCCTTACCACATCCGCACTCAGGGCATACATGGTCCTCAGGAAGTTGTTCCCATTTACCTTCAGTTATTTCATCGTGGACATGGCCACATATTACACAAACGTGTTCCATTATAGTTCCTCCAATTTTTGTTGATACGCTGCGGCGTGACGTTTTTCTACTTTAGCTAAGGCAGCAAATCGTTTCCCAGCTTTATTCAATAATTCTTTGAATTGTTCCGCATGTTCTTTTGATTCTTGTATTTGCATATTTGCTTCGTTAGCAAAAACTAAATCACCTTCAAATTCAGCAGTTTCTTTAAAGTCTGGGTACATAATTTCAAATTCATATGTTTCCCCTTTGATTGCCATTTCTAAACATTCTTTAGTTGTAGGCTTCTTAATCATTAACTCTAAGTGACCCCATGCATGTAGAATCTCTTGGTCTGCGGTGTGTTCAAAATGTTTTGCTATTTCTTCATGACCTTCTTCTCGGGCAATTTTAGCAAAGTAACGATATTTGGTATGTGCTTGTGACTCTCCAGCAAAAGCGTCAGCTAAGTTTTCCATTGTTTGTGACATAATTCCTCCTAGTGTGTCTGAAATTATTTATCTTGTGTCAAGGGTCAATCTTCTTTTATATATAACCCGTTACTACGTTTATCTCTAGGATGATCTATATCTTGGTCAAACTTTCGTTCTTTAAGTGTTTTTTCCCCAAACACTTTTTCACCATGACATAACAAACATTTTGGATTACCACAATCTAATGCATGATGCTTTGCTAGTCTATGTGGTTCTTTAATGAATTTTGTATGGCCCATATGCCCCATTTCTTTAACAATTTTTAATTGTTTATTGATGGCATTATCATCCTTAAGCAAACGTCTACTATGCTTAAGTTTATCAGCTTCGGTACTCATTTTAGTGCTTCTTTCTGTAATCTTCTACTGCGGCTTTGATGGCGTCTTCGGCGAGTATGGAGCAGTGGATTTTAACTGGGGGGAGGGAGAGGTGTTCGGCGATGGTAGAGTTTTTGAGGGTTGCAGCTTCATCCAATGTCTTACCCTTGACCCACTCTGTGACAAGACTTGAAGAAGCAATTGCCGACCCACACCCGTATGTCTTAAATTTGGCATCTGATATTATTCCTGTTATTGGGTCTACTTTGATTTGCAGTTTCATTACGTCACCGCATGCTGGGGCACCGACCATTCCCGTACCCACATCTTCATCTTCTTTATCAAAACTACCTACATTACGTGGGTTCTCATAGTGGTCTATCACTTGCTGTGAATATGACATTATTTAGCCTCTTTACTAAGCATTGCTAAAACTTTTGCTTGTATGTTTTTAGCAAATTGTGGTTGAGGGAAGTTCCATCCGACGAATGCACCTAAAAATAAATATAACAAAGTTTCTAACATAATATGTCTCCTTTACAGTATTTAGTCAGTTGAATTATCTTCTAAGACGTTCCAGCCTAATTTGAATAAATCTTCACGTATCTCATCAGTAACTACACTTTCACCAACATATGCTTTAGCTTCAAAAAACTCTCGTCTTTGATGATCATCCATATTCTGAAATACTTCATCAATTGGTTCATCACTCTGTATACCAGTACAGTACCAATCCATGTAGTCGCCTTGTTCACGCATATCAGCAACTATTGCCCCAGCATGTCTCCAACTAGCACCCCATTTTTTACCAGTTAGTATAGGCCATACATCATTTCTTTGAAACTCATTATTACAAATTGCTGCGTATAGGTGTTGAGCATATACATTATCACTTTTAGTTTTTTCTATGATCCACTGAGTGGAACGCAAGTCATACTCTAAGTTATCTTTACGCCACTCTGGGTCTTGTGACCTTAATTTATCCTGCAGGTCATAATCCTCATAATGCTGTATGCTACTAATAGCATCTTCATTCAATGGATCTTCTGCTAATTTTTCTCTATACATTTTAGTACGAAACTCATTTCTTGTCGGACTTCTGTTCATTACTCACCTTATGCTTGCTATAGAAAATGTGATTACCAATTATTGCTACTTGTTTATAAGGCCACAATGGATCAATATGTATTGAATGAAAGAATAGTGCTGACTTGGGAACAACATTCTTATACATATCGAAAACCATTACATCATATGCAACTTGTAATGCTCGTTTGTATTTTGGGTTTGATTTGTTTGGATCGCTTTTATCTTCACAAACCCAACTAAACTGACATACTACATTTTCGTTAATTAATGTTTTTTGGTAGATAACTTTGCAAGGTGTTTCAGCAAACCCATGATTAACACGATTCAACACTACTCTTGCAACTGCGGCTTGTCCGGGCATCGCTTCTGCCCCTGCTTCATAATAAATATTTCTTGCCATACATGCTATTTGCTTCATATCAATTTTCTTTAGAATAGGTAAATCAATAGCAATTTGAGTTGGCGAAGGAATAGCCATGATTGTTAAAAACATCATGGTCATTATTATTAACTTATTTTTTAATGATAATAACATAATTTCCTTTCACTGTAGTATACTACAGTTTTGTTGAATAACCAAATCATTTGGTTATTCTATCCAGCAATCGCAGTTACAAAGTATAACTTGTTCGATTGCTGCTTGCACTGGTAGTGATGCGGGTAATAGCACCCCAGAAGTATATATCGGGTTAAGTGATGGTGGGATTAATTTAGTATACGGCGATCCAGCTAAACTGCCCGGAACAATTGGTCCGCCGCCTTGTGCACCTAAGCCCCCGCCGGCTCCCGGACCGTTAAAGAAACCTCCGCCACTAGCAACGCCACCGGCTGTATTAGGAGCAATGGCACCAGACGCAGTAGATGGAACTGTTCCAGCGGGCATAGTAACTTGACTTATGCCGGCAGTGCCTATGCCAATATCGGGACTAGGTACAGGCAATCCGTCCGGTGTACCTATACCCAATACTGCTGCAACTGATGAGGCAGGGGCTCCTAAAATACTAGGTTGTACTTCAATAGTATTTTGTGATGGGTTGGTAATTGGATTAGTGGGGTCAGTTGTATTAAACGGATTTGCTGGATTATTAGGATTAATTGCTTGATTGGGGCTAGTTTGAACTGGAGCTGTAGTCACTAAGAAATTTGTAGTAGCTGGATCAAAGTAACCTGCAGGCTCAGTATTGAACGGGAATGCAGGTGCTGAATTTGCTACTGTACCATTAGATATTAATTCTATTTGTTCTGCTATAGATAAAACATCATCTATAACGTCATCAGTTGATATACCGGCTTCTAACAATCTTGCTTTATTTCTTTCTGCTCGCATCATTGCAACTATACTCTGACCTGCATTTTTATCTAAATCTGATATAGCTTCTAATGTTTGTGCAGCCATATTTGGTTCTGTCAGTTTGGAATACGCAGGAACCAAATCAGTAAAACTATATACCATTATTGGATATGGGAATAGAGAATCTGTTCTTGGGTTTGGTATTAATGATAATCCTGTATTTCTAGTCCTTTGTTCAATATTCAATTGTGTCCCTAAATTATCCCACATATCATTTAATTCTAATGATTGACCGGGATGTGTTGAACGAATTATTGCAATCTCTGCATTAGCAGCGTCAATATAATGTTGCACGGCGGTATTCATAGCTGGCCAACCTGATCCTCCGTATGTGGTAGGTGGTTCCTGAATAGTTACAGTTAATGTTGCGGGGCCGGCGGGGGGTGTGGGCGAAGTACCAGTGCCATTATAGACATTAGTTCCGGTTGAGTTTAGTAATGCAGTAAGTACTTTACCATAAGTAGATGTAACATTAGCTGAATTGGTATCTATTGTAGTTGTTATAGTTGCTCCAGACCCATCAGTAAATGTTCCAGTTGGTGCTGCTGCTCCTCCCCTTCCATAACCACCGCCTCTATCAAACGATGATATACCGGTGATAGCTGTTATTTTATAATAATAAGTATAGTTGCCAAGCCCATCATCGACGGCTGTAGTAGAATAACTTGGGACAACAGTTAAGGTTGCTTGTTTCCACGTTACCGCTAAATAAAGATTTTGATAGATAGTACTTAATGTATTTGATTGTAATGCTTTAATAGCCGGTTGTATTTGTACCCAGGGATAAGGTAGACCGGACATACACCCAAAGAAATCAGAAAATGTATATGTCCCATATGATCCACTTCCTAAGGCCATTAAAGCAAGCGCAGCCTCTGCCTCAGAGGTGTCCGTTGGAACATCAGTTCCGTTAACTAAGTTTAATCCTCTAATAGTTTCTAGTGTAGCTGCTACTTGTGCAAATTTCTCAATTGGAATATTTCGTATATTTTTTATTTGTTGCATTGTTGCAGAAAATGCACCGGCGGCGGTTGCTAAATCTTTGGGTAATATACCGTCAAGATATGATCCAAACCCTTCTGGCATTATCTGTAGATTAACTTGTATGGTACTAGATGTTGTTACTGCTACCGCCGCAATATCCTCAGGTTGTACTGTGGGAAGTAGCGATGCTGAAAGTGTTATAGTAGAATTTATTACTCCTTGGTCATTTAAATTTGATTCTATTGTTGCTGCTGCAATTGCTTCTACTTGTACCGACGCTGCCATTGCCGGCGGAATTATATTAGGAATATTATCTGTACCCCCACCATTATCCACGGCGTAGGTCATCCCATTCACAATACCACCACCTTCAATTTCCGCTCTAAGATTAAGAAAATCTCTATACATCTGTACCATATATTATCCCCTAAACGTTCTAGTGACCGGCGGTTGGGGCGGCGTGGGGTAAGCGGCTCCCACAGAACTTCCGCCACCTTCTAGTCGTCCGACTCCTCGTCCGACTGGTATAGCAGGTGTGCTTTGCCACAATCCCTGTGCAAGAGCCGCAACATCATGCTGATTCCAAGATTCTCTGTCAGTATAATTTGGTGCTGCTACTGGTGCTGCTACTGGTGCTGCTACTGGTGCTGCTACTGGTGCTGCTACTGGTGCTGCGACCGGGGGCGCACCCGGTGGTATTACTGTACCAACTTGTGCTACTACAGCAGGGGCAGTGAGCCCAGGACTTACTGAGTTAATAGTAAATATAGGATAATATGTTTTACTATTTGTTGGGCCAGGCACAGCATTATATAACGGCACAGTTAATGTTAGATAACTATTAGGAAACATCTTTCTAACATCAAGCAAATCTGCTAATGTAACAAGACCTGCTGTATTACAATTTAATGATACTAATATCTCAGCCAAATCAACACCGGTTATTATTAAAAATGCAGAATATGTTTTTTGTTGCTGCTCTGTAGTAACATTTGTATTATTTGAAATATTATCTATATCAATTGTAGTTAATCCAGTAGACAATAAAGCAACTGAAACTGATGCAGTAATCGCATTATATTTCTTAAGAGTTACTAATAAATTAGAAGGATAACCAAATGTCCATATTGTAGATAAATCTAATGCTTTACCCAAATTAATTAAATCTCTTCCAAATACTTGAGGGGATAAACTTACATTAGTCACATCAGCCGTAACCAAATCATTCATATTACTATATGTGCCTTTAAGGAACCCTATAGAATTCTGTGCAGACATAATAGATTTATTTGATAAATCAATAAATGAACCAGCAGATATAAATGATCCGCAAAAATCATTATACATGCTAGTCAATGCTAATGTATTGTTGTAATTAAATTCATTATATCCCTGCCAGGGATATAATCTTACATATCCCCAACTAGCCACTGCTCCAGTATATCCAGCGCCTGCCCAACTAGGAAGACCTGTATAAGTATACGTTGGTGGAGGACTATTACCTAATGCAGGTATAGTGCTACTACCCATTGTAGTAATATTAGCATAAGTAGGTGAATCCACTACCCCGTATGAGGCGTTGATTGCATAAGTAGCCCAATATAAACAAGTATTAGTTATTACCGTCCCGGGAGTGTATGAAGTAGAACTGGTACTAGTGCCTGCATAAGAAGAGGTGGGTTTATTAACCCAAAAGCCTTTGCCTTGGATTAAACCACTCATTACATTTACACCCAACGGAGTTTGTTTTCCTGTACTCATGGGCAATTTATATTAGGACTACCTTGAACGATACTATGACCGCAGGTGTTTCCTGATCCTACTCGTAATACGGGACTTCCTTCTGCTATTACAGATGGACTTCCAGCAGTGGTTGTTGGTGCATCGTGCGGAGGATGAGGTTTTCCCCATGGGGCATGAGGGGTGATGCCACTTACATGTAATCCCACTTCAATTCCATTAGCAATAACCGACTTGGCGCCGCGTATAATTTGCCCGCCAGTTTGATTTGCATCACCCTTCCTACTCAATGCTGCCATTTATTATCCCATTACTATTTTCTTGTCTGGCAATTTAATACCAGTTGTTGCTTCTATGTATTTATCCTTGATGTTATCGTCGGTATTTGCATAAAAGGCAATCGCACTAGTATTTAGCGTTACATTTCCGCGTTGTTCTGCGGTAAACATACTAGGGATCATCTGCATACCCTGCTGACTGGGTGCAATTGACACTGGTTCTGTAATAATAACGTTATTCTGACCTATTTCTAAAACTTTGGCAATCATTTCTTCGCCGCTGTTCAACTTAAATGTATATACTTTTCCTGTTTCCATTAGACACTTTCTGTTAATTTTTGTTTGAGTTCATTAAACCCACCCACAAGTTCTCCATCTAGGAAGATTTGTGGAACTGTACGGGCATTTGGTACTGCCTCTAATAATTCTTCTTTAGTGTAACCATCACCAATTTTCTTTTCTTCAAACTGTATCCCTTTACTTGTTAACAATGCTTTCGCTTGGTCACAATAAGGGCAGTGGTACTTACTCCATACTATTGCTTTCATATTATTTCCTTTATAAACTTGGTAGTTGGTCGTAATCAAGTTGTTCACTCATCACACCCAATACGTAATTAGTTGATTCATTCTCTTGTAGTGCTGTCTGCTTCTTGCTTGTATCGCTATGTTTGTTGAACCATGGTATAGGAGTACTCTTTGGACTATTGCCCTGATACTTAATACCGATCTCTTTCAATGCTCCTACTGCTGTGTAATCAACAAAGTCTTTTAACACATTAGCATTCAACCCAATGACCGGGCCTTTGTTAAACAAGTAATCTGCCCAGGCTTTTTCTTCACGGATAACATCAGCATATAACTGATATACTTCACTTTCGCATTCTTGCTTGATGGCAGCAAAACGACTATCATCTTTGATTACTTGATTAATAAGATAAGCAGTCCATCCTTTATGTAGAAGTTCATCTTGGAGAATTAAACTGATAATATTACCATTGCCAATAAAGATTTTGTTCTCAACCATTGCTAGTGATGTAGCAAATGATACCATAAAGCGGAATGCTTCTAGTGCATAACTGGCATGTAATGCCATCCAAATTGCTTTAACATGAGATTCTTCTGAAACAGTTTTTGGATTAATCTCTTTAAAACAATTTAATTCGTGTAGTTTGTCATAGTAGTTACCAACACTACTAGCCATATCTATAATTTCTTGTGTGTCATGTATAGTATTGAATACTTCTTTTGGTACATTATAGATGTTACGAATAATATGACTATAACTCTTACTATGTATATTTGTTTCAAAGAATGTCCAATTATATATCAATGCTTCAAGTTCTGGCAATGATACAACAGGAGTGAATACTTGACTTGGGCCGCGACCTTGTAAACTATCTAATGCTGTTTGTCTTAATAAGTTGCTAGTAAAGATATGTTTAACGGCATCACTGGCTTCTTTGAAGTCATTAGCATCTTTAGTTAAACTAATTTCTTCTGGTTGCCAAAAGAATCCTCTTGCTGTTTCTTCAAACTTAGCAATCTTTGGATACTTAACTTCCTCAAAGCGTTGAATAGTTACCGGACCTGCAGGGTCTAGAAACATCTTACGATTTAAGTAATCTGTTTTGGTGTTTAAGTTATATTGTGCTTGGCTCATAATTGTATATTGTAATAATATGATAGGTCATTTTTTATTGTTAAACTAGATAAATCTGGATAATTCCATATTCCTGTGTTTATTTTACTAAGCATTGCTTCAGCTAAATATTCATTTATTTCTTTAGTAAGATGCCCCGCTAAAATTGATTTTTCATTTCCCAAACATTCACCAATTTTTTCTTTACTATAATTAGTGCCTAGTAAAAGTTTTAGTTGATATTCACATAAATACATAAAGGTGCGATTACTTGGTATTTTTAGTTTGGTAAACCAGGCTTTAGAAAACGATTTCTCAAAACATGGATAAAATATAATATTTTCATGTAGCGATTCTATTTTTTGCAACATTAACTCAGACATTTCACGATTATATAAATCGTCCGACATAATAAACCAGCCTTCTAAATTACGTAATATTTTTTTATCATCTACAGTTAATTTATCTGGATATTTTTTAAAAATACTTGTTATCGCTCCTATCCCACTAACAGATCGTACTTTCATTTTTGTATTTTTATCTATAGAAAGTTTTAACTGGTCGGTGTATCGGTACGGATCCGTTACTGCAAATATTATCAAATCATATTTTGTATAAGTTTTTAAAAATTCTTGATAGGAGTAAAACAAAGATGTGCCATACCGAGCATAATTTTCTATATTACAATTTAACTTATTTTCTAATATTGCGGACCAATGGTATTGTTTTCCCTCAGGCTGGTAATAACCAAAACTATCTCCGTAAATTCCTATTTTCATAATTTGCAACTTTCGCAATCTTCTTCATCATCAAAATTTATTGGCTCTAACATTGTTGGTGCTATCTCAGCATCTGCTTTACTACCTTGTTTATTAATTAAACTATAGTAGAAAGTTTTTAGGCCCCACATATGTGCCTGCATCAAGTTCTTTGCTATCAATGTAGTTGGAACTTTACGGTCAGCATAGTGTGCAGGATTATAGAATGTATTTGTGCTGATACTCTGGTCAATGTATGCTGCTAGTACCGCAGCGGTTTTTAAGTAACCATCACAATCTTTTTGTTCCCACATCAATTGATACTTATTCTTTAGTTTATGATACTCTGGAACAACTTGGGTGAAACTTCCTGCTTTGGATTCTTTAACACTAATCAAACTCATTGGCATCTCAATGCCGTTTGTGCTGTTGATAACTACGCTACTTGATTCTACAGGAGCAATAGCCATTTGTGTAGCATTACGGACTCCATGTTCTTTCATGTTAGCACGTAATGTTTCCCAGTCTAGTTCTGGATTAAAGTCTGTTAATTGATTAACACCATTGGCTCTTAGTTCCCAGGGGAATACGCCTTGGCCATATCTTGTCTTGTCGCTACCTTCACACTTGCCACGTTCTTTAGCAAGTTCTACTGACGCTTCTGTTAGATAGTATGCTAAGTGTTCTGCCCAGATTTTAACTTCGGCCAATGAATCTTTCTCCCCGTACTTTAAACCACGCTTGGCATGCCAGTATGCTAAGTTAGTGACACCAATGCCTAGCGGACGAATCTCATCGTTGCTTAGTTTAGACTGGATGGAAAGAAAGTCTTGGTAATCCAATATATTGTTAAGACTCCTATGTAGAATGCGACAAGCGCGGCGCATATCTTCGGGATTACGGAATGCTCCCCAGTTGATACTGCCGAGAGTACAGAGTGCGATACGTCCTTCCTTATCGTCAAGTCTCTTAAATGATTTTGTTGGTAAAAGTATTTCACAGCATAAATTACTCTGGTAAATTGTATGATATTCAGGATCAAATGGTCCCTGCTTCATTACATTATCAATGAATACTAGATAGATTCTACCTGTGTCTGTACGTTCTTTTAGTATTCCACTTTTGAATACCTCTTCGGCATTCATTGTCTTTTTGCGTAAATCTTTACGCTTTTCGTATTTAGTATAAAGTTCTTCAAATAGTTCGGTGTTGCTATAGAATGCTTCATATAGATCGGGCACCTCGTTAGGATCAAAGAATGTTATGTTCTCTTTGTTCTTAAATCTACGCCAGAAGAAAGCACTAAGCACTACACCATAATCCATATGACGTACACGAGTTTCTTCTGTGCCTTGATTGTTTTTAAGAACAATTAGATCATCAAACTGATGATGCCATATAGGGTAAAAGACAGTGGCGGAAGCATTACGAATACCACCCTGACTACAACTACGCAAGTCGCCGAACCATTTCTTTAAGAATGGTATCATGCCAGTATGCATGATTTCTCCACCGCGAATGGGACTACCTAATGGACGTAGACGTCCGATCTCTAGTCCAATGCCAGCACGTTTGCTAGCATACTTAGCCATCATCTCTCCTGAAGCAAAGATACTGTCCAAATCATCGTCACTACGAATAAGCACACAACTACTAAATTGCTTGGTTGGAGTTCCCAAGCCAGCCAGCACAGGGGTAGCCAATGTGAAAAGACCATCACTAGCAGCATTGTAGTATTCTCTGATGTATCTGAGTCTTGCGGTGTTTGGTTCTTCACTGTGAAAAACTGTTGCTGCTGCAACCATGTAACGAATTTGAGGTGTTTCATATATTTCTTTTGTTGAACGATTCTTTACTAGATACTTTTCAATCAATTGTTCAATGGCGGCATAACTATATGTCTCGTCCTTAGAATGATCTATTAAATCATTCATCTTGTTCCAATCTTCTTCACTATACCATTCTAGTAATTCACTTGTATATAATCCAGTTGCTACATTCTTTTTAACAATATCGTAGAGATGTGGAACTTCATATTGACCATATACATCTTTACGCAACATACTCATGCGTTGCTTACCAGCTACATATTGATAGTTGGTATGTCCAACATCACTGTTGCTTTCTACATCAATCAAATCAACGATTGCTCTAAGTGTTATACTATCTATTTGACTTGTAGTGATGCCATCATAAAAGTGTAATTGAGATTTAATCTCAATCATACTTGGACTTACATCTGCTATTCCGTTACATACTTTTGCTACTTGTGCTTGCCACTTCTCCAACATTAACGGCTCTTTTTTACCATTACGCTTTAAGACATTTATAATCATTCTACACCTATTATATTTTTTTATTTATTTTAGTCATATCTATGTGACTAGCCATTGTGAAATCGTTTAGACTATTACTTATGACCGTATTAGGGTAGTAATTACATATATATTTTGCGCTATCGACCATGACTAAGGCACATTCTTCACTATTATCGTCTATTGCTAGGCAAAAGTCAATGTCTTTGATGCCCACTAATCGCAGAGTATAGACCATTCCAAGACCCCTAGCAATTTGACAGTAGTTATTTTCTACTAGTAAATCCCATGGTCCGGGCCAGTTATCTATATCATTTGGATGAAGATGGTAATTTAGTAGAGGTGCAAATTGCCACCACTTGTCTATTGTTAGACATTTGGTAGCAATATCTTTATCTTCTAGGGATTTTCTTAAGTCGTACCAACTCTTAAGTCTTGCTTCATAGTTTAATTGAAATACATTAGTCACTCTCTACTTATCATTTATTGATAATGATAGAAAATTAGACTGTTGGTGTAGGATCTTCTACTACTTCTACTTCTATCCAAGACAATGTTGCTTCATCCCAACTATACATTTTACCGTCGTCTGGCATTGTTGTAGGTGCTTGCCACAAACATGTTTCTTCATTTAATTCCCAACTATTGTATATCTTTGGTGGAATAAAAGCGTCACGCTCACTATCATACGTATATCCAACCCCAGCATAATTTTTACGCAATGGTGTGCCACCTAATACATGGCGACCACCTAGGGTGTTATAACTTGTTTGTACCCATAGACTAGGATCTCCAAACAATCCTGTATCTAGTACTTCCTGTTCTACTACAATAACTTGAGTTACTGTACCGTTTTCTATTTTTGCGAAATGACTCATATTAAATTCCTCTTAGTGTATTTATTAAAAATTATGATTTATATTTTAAAATCATGTTCCCAATACTATTCCATACTTTCCAGACAAATATTGTTCAATTAATTCACATTCGGGTGTAGTTAATGTTCTATTATATACAATGCATTCTACTGTTTGGAAATTACTGTATTCTGGAAACAACCCAGGATTGTTGTTGATACTTAATCGTCCGTATGACGGTGATCCTGAACCAGTTGTTGATCTAACAATTCCATTTGTTCTTACAGTAGTATTCTGATCTGTGGTAATAAACCAATCGTTTCCATAATAATCAGTTGAATGGTCAGTCATCCATCCATTATGATAATATTGTCCAGAATCACCACCTTGATGTCCTGACAACCAATTTGTATTGTATGCTTGATATATTCTATTTGATGCTGCGCCGGCATATCTTGTTACATGTAACAATGTATATGTGCTTGGCAATACAGATGCTGGCCATAATATAGTATCGCTTGGTGTACCTGTTATTGCTGAAGTTATATTAGTAGAAGCATGTCCGGCTGGTGCTGCTGAGATGGTCACACCACTAACTGTTGCGTCATTGTGATTAGATGAGATATCTATCCATTCTGAATCTTCTAGCGATATTGAATTCATATCATACCAGCCAACTAATCCACTAATACTTGTTGGTAATGTAGGGAATGTTATTGATCCAGAACTAGTCCATTTGTATATCCAAGATAGACCATTGTAAATTACAGTTGGGCTACCTGTAGTAATTGCTTCACTATGAGATGCGCTATATTTCATAATTACGACGCCACTTCCGCCGTTATAACCACCATCTACACCAGCAGTTCCGCCGCCACCACCGCCACCGCCACCAGTGGCTGCTATACCATCATGTCCGGGGCTAGTTCCAGCGCCTTTGCCTCCGCCACCTGTTCCACCTGCACCTCCATCGCCGCCTGCACCTGATCCTAATAGAACACCACCGCCGCCACCTCCACCATAGTATTTTACATCACCCTCAGCAATAGTTGAAGATATACCTATACCACCTGCGCTGCCACCAGTAGAAGTATCGCTACTTCCGGGTGCACCTGCACCTCCCCCACCGGCACTTCTAAACATTGTATAGCCCGAGTATACATTGCCACCATCATTACCTTGACCAGCTGTACCTGTGCCCGGGTAGTTAAGTGGAATACCACCGCCACCAGAACCACCGTTATTGCCGTCGTTGTTATCATTGGGCGGTCCACCAGCGCCACCGCCTCCGCCATACGCTAAGCCAAGAGTTGATGTATCTGGGTTTATTATTTCTGAATTCTCCCCGTTATCGCCGGCGCCTAATGCTATCTTAGATGTATTGCCTGCACCACCTGCACCCACACTGATAAGAAATGTTCCGGGAGTATATGTATAACTGCTTAGTATCACGCCGCCTGCACCGCCGCCACCTCCATAGCGTGACCCACCTCCGCCTCCACCTGCGACTATAAGATATTCAACGGTGTTTAATTCTATACTTGAATTAAAATCTATACCACCGTCAATTGTTACCCCATCCATATTAATTCTAGGCATAACTTATCCTTTGGGTCTAGATTCAATCCAGAAGCCAGCATCTTCATTCCATTGAAAGAATGATCCTTTTTTCGTTGGCATTGGTATGGGCGGTTCCCACTGGCAAGTATCTTCATTTAATACCCAACTATCATATGGCTTTGGTGGGATGAATGCTTTTCTTTTTTTATCGTAAGTATAACTTAGTCCTGCATAGTTTTTTCTTAGTGGTTTTCCACCTAAACTATGTTCTCCCCCATGAGTATTGTAACTTGTTTGTATCCAAGATTTAGGATCACCAAATAAGCCACTATCAATTACATCTTGTTCTATCACAAGAATTTTGACTACTTTATTGTTTTTGTCAATTTTTGCGTAGTGACTCATGTTTTTATTAGAAAGTTATTGAACCTGAACTAGTCCAAGTATATATTCTATATCCACCGGTTACAGTAATTGTTGGACTACCAGTAGTTGCGGATGCTGCTGCGTATGAATCTGCATAACGAATAATGACTATACCAGAACCACCTGCTCTGGGAGTAGAACCTGCTCCACCGCCGTTTGAAGAACCACCGCCACCACCACCAAGCCCGTTTGTTCCTGCAGTAGGTGCTTGTTCTATATAATACATTGCTCCATCTCCGCCGCCGCCGGCGCCGCCCGTTGGTACTACTGTATTAGAATAAGTAGCGCCGGCGCCACCTCCGCCATACGTTGTAGCCGTTCCACTGATAGAAGATACTACCCCTGCACCGCCATTGCCGCCAAATCCATTGCTACCAATTGCCCCGGCACCGCCGCCGCCTGCGCCACCTGCGCCGGCACCCCCATCATATCCTTGCCTAGGTGGTCCAGCAGTACCGGTCCCGGCACCTGTTCCTCCGGATCCGCCGCCTGAGCCTCCGCTTCCGCCATTACCAGAACTAGTTCCTCCACCTCCGCCGCCGCCTCCAATCGTTGTTATTGTTGAGAAAACAGAATTTCCTCCGGGGCTCCCTGGGCCACCGCCGCCAGAATATCCGGCGCCGCCGGCACCGACGGTTACTGTGATTGGGGTGCCGGATTCAACAATAAACCCAGAAGCAGTTAATACGCCACCGGCGCCGCCGCCACCCCCAACCCCTGTGCTATAAGTTTCTCTTCCACCACCGCCTCCACCAGCAACTAATAGATATTCGATTGATGGAGTAGCCGATAACCCTAAAGTAAACCCAGTAGTAAGTGTCATGCCAGATAAAATCATTTTAATTGGCCCAGGGTAAAGGTAATTCTATTACAGGTGGATTGGCTAAATTATTTAACTGTGCAGCAACTACTAATTCAATTTGAGTTTTGTCTACGGTTGTCCATACCCAACTCAATACTTGTTCTTGTGTTAACTCAGAGTACGGGGTAAAGTTGGCCGAGTTAAAAGTAAAAACGTTTATATCATATTGTTCAGCGGTATATGTACCATCTGTGCCAATACATTTCCAAGTAACTTGCACAACAACATCAGTATAACCGTCTACTTCTGGTAGACAAGTCATATTTGTTATAGACCATGTAATTGTATTTGTCATCTTATTATCCTATTATGCTGTCTTAATTACTACAAAGTTAATGATTGGTGATTCAGCAACAGCAACTGCTGTTGTATTGAAAATCTGAATATTAAACGCACCTGCTGCTACGTTTGCTACACTTAATATATAACTATTAGCACTACCACTACGTTGATTTAATATAATCACATCAGTTGCTGCTACTGTAGTATTAGTAACCGTAAACAAGTTATATGTATTAGCAGTAGTTGTGGCACTGACTAATGTAATAGCTCCAGAAACGTTACTTACAGTAACACCGGTGTTGCGATTAGTTAATTGAGTAGCAGCACCAATGGTACTGTTATATCCTAAACCACCTGCGCTGTTTACACGAACGTTACCACCAAAGAAACTGTTACCTGTAGCAACAAACATTGCGTAGTTGCTTGTTATTGTGGCATTGGTACCTGCTGTTACTGGACCAGCAATATATAACGTAGCCATATTTGTGTATGTCTTTGCGTTAGTACCACCAGTTACTGTTGGTATAGCAAGATAATGTACCGCAGCATTGGCCACTGTACCGGTTGCTGCTGCATCTGTATATGTTGCGGCAACCGACCTAAATCCTAAATTACCTAATGCTGCGGCTACGTTAACCAAACCAGATGCAGCACCGGACGCAGTGAAACTGTTTGAGGTGATTGCTGCATTAGCAGCAGTAGTTATGATACCCGCTGCTGTAATAGACGCAACGTTGGCAGTACCAGTAACACCAAAGTTGATGTTTGCATTAGAAACGATATTTATGTTACTATTACCACTTGCTACTATTGGTATATTACCTGCTGATAAGTTACCTACAATATTTGCAGTACCTGCAATGTTGGCACCAGTCGCAGTAACAACAAACTGAGCAGTTGCATTACCAGCAGTAAACATAGAAATGTTAGCATTAGAAGTAATAGTTATGTTACTATTACCACTTGGCATGATTGGTAAATTACCTACTACTAAGTTACCTGTTATGTTAGCAGTACCTGCAATATTTGCACCGGTTGCTGTTACAACTAATCTGTTAGCACCAGTTACTGCGATAGCAACGTTGGCGTTTGCCACCATATTAATATTACTGTTACCACTTGCTAATACACCAACAAAGTTACCAGCATTAATATTACCAGTACCAGTATTCAATGTACCTGCTACGTTAACACCAGTGCCAGTTACTATTAACACGTTGGCAACACCAACTGCTGACATATTAATGTTTGCGTTATTAACAATAGATACGTTACTATTACCGTTTGCTAATGTACCAATAACGTTACCAAAGAAACGAGCATTACCGCCAACCATTAATGCATATGAGTTAGTAATTGTTGCGTTAGTGTTAGCAACTGGACCACCCGCAATATACATTGTTGCAGCATTAGTAAATGTTACTGTTAAGTTCGCTGCTGCTAAGTTAGGTGCAGCAAATGCGTGTATTGCAGCATTGGCAATTGTTGCAGATGCGGCTGCGTTACCTTCAGTATATGTTGTAAATAGTGAACGTATTCCTAAGTTACCGGTAATAGTTGTTACGTTACTGTTACCTGTCGCCACACCAGATGCAGTAAACGCATTTGATGTAACTGCTGCATTAGCCGCCGTAGTTATGATACCTGCTGCTGTGATAGATGCTACGTTAGCAGTACCAGTAACACTGAAGTTAACGTTAGCATTTGATACTACCGTGATATTACTATTACCTTGAGCAAATGTGTTTGCTGTTACTACGTTTACGCCGGATATATTGCCGCCAGAACCTGTACCAAATGTTACGTTAGGTCCAGTAACTGCTAAGTTACCGGTGATGTTTGCTGTGCCTAAGATGTTTGCACCAGTGCCAGTTACTACCAATACATTTGCATTACCTATTGCTGAGATTAAAACGTTTCCGTTTGCTACTGGTATACTTACGTTACTGTTACCATTTGCTATAGTTGTTGTCGCAGCAATACCAGTTAACAATGCACCATTACCAATATAATAGTTTGCCGTGATATTAGCAGTGCCGGTACTCAGAGTACCTGTTACGTTTACACCAGTATTAGTTATAGTTACTACGTTAGCAACACCGGTTACACTCATTGTGATGTTACTGTTGACAGTGGGTATATTTATATTACTATTACCGTTTGCCAAAACTACGCCACTTAATAGTGAGCCATTACCAACAAAGAAGTTAGCACTAATTGAGTTAGCACCAGTGATGGCGCCGCCTGCGCCTAAGCCAACTGTAATATTAGATACAGCAGCATTACCAGTAACTGTTAGTGCATTAGCAGCAGTTAAGTAATTAGCACTGACTGTATTAGCCCCAGTGATATTGCCACCTGTGCCGGCGCCGATTGTCATACTACCAGATAGATTTGCTCCAGTGCCAGTGATGACCATTATGTTAGCATTACCGGCTGATGAGAAAGTGATATTACCGTTTGCTGCTGGAATATTTACATTACTATTACCATTCGCTACAGCAGCTACTGCACCAGCAACGATGCCAGTTAACTGACTACCGTTACCAATAAAATAAGCACCGCTGACATTGCCAGTAGTGTTTATGTTACTACTGCCAGTATCTAATGTGCCGGCTATATTAACACCTGTACCAGTTACGACTACTACATTTGCATTACCTACAGCACTCATGGTAATATTACCGTTTGCAGTAGCAATGTTTACATTACTGTTACCGTTAGCAATATTTGAGCCGCCACCGCCACCGGATATACCAGTTAGTAATGAACCATTGCCTATAAAATAAGCCGCATCTACATTACCTGTAGTAACTTTTAATAGATTAGTTGTTTTATCAAATGTTAGATTAGCAGTAGCTCCTGCTGCACCTGCATCATTGAATATAACTTGTGTATTACTTCCCGCTACTGGACCAGTAGCACCGGTTGCGCCTATGCCAGTAGCACCGGTTGCTCCGTCTACACCACTAGTACCAGTAGCACCGGTTGCTCCGTCTACACCACTAGTACCAGTTGCACCTGTTGCGCCTATGCCAGTAGCACCTGTAGCACCGCTTGATGGAGATATCCAACTTAATGTATTAGAACCATTTGTGCTTAATACATAACCACTGCTGCCACCTGCTATGTGTAGATTACTTACATTACCCAATGTAACATTAGAAGCAGATGAAAAATTAGCATTAGCAGAGATGTTTATTGAGTTGGAACTAATTAGATTAGCACCAGTTAAATCGCCACCTGACCCTGCGCCCAATGTTACGGTACCTGTAATATTAGCATTACCTGCATTAATATTACCAGCATTCACATTACCTGTAATGTTAGCATAACCAGTTATATTAGCACCAATTTCAGTTACAGTTAATGTAGTATTACCATTAGCAGTTGTGGTTACATTACCATTTGCAGTTGCAATGTTTACATTACTTGTACCATTACTAATGCTTGATGGACTACCTGTTGCATTCCATGATAATGATCCGCTACCGTCAGTAGTTAATACATAATTTGGTGAACCACCGTCAATATGCAAATTACTAATATTACCTAGTGATACATTTGAAGCAACTGAGAAGTTAGCGTTAGCAGATATATTAATTGAATTAGCACTAAGTAAGTTGGCGCCAGTTAAATCGCCACCTGAACCAGCACCTAATGTTACAGTTCCGGATATATTAGCATTACCTGCTACTAAATTACCAGTAACTGTTAATAAGTTTGTAGTTTTGTCAAACGTTAGATTAGCAGTGGCGCCTGCTGCTCCTGCATCATTGAATATGACTTGAGTATTAGAACCTGCTACTGGTCCTGTTGCACCTGTTGCACCATAATATCCAGTTGCACCAGTTGCTCCGTCATTACCAGTTATACCTGTAGCACCTGTTGCTCCGTCATTACCTGCTGTGCCAGTTGCTCCAGTTGCTCCGTCATTACCTGCTGTGCCAGTAGCACCAGTTGCACCATCATTACCTGTAACACCGGTTGCACCTGTTGCGCCATCATTACCAGTAACACCTGTAGCACCTGTAGCACCATCATTACCTGTAACACCGGTAGCACCTGTTGCGCCATCATTGCCAGTTAATCCAGTAGCTCCAGTTGCACCGTCTAGTCCAGCAGTGCCAGTAGCACCTGTTGCTCCGTCATTACCAGTTATACCTGTAGCACCTGTTGCTCCGTCATTACCAGTTATACCTGTAGCACCTGTTGCTCCGTCATTACCAGTTATACCTGTAGCACCTGTTGCGCCATCAAATCCAGTAGCACCTGTGCCACCATCAAATCCAGTTGCTCCAGTTGCTCCGTCATTACCTGCTGTGCCAGTAGCACCAGTTGCGCCATTTGTGCCTGCTGTACCAGTTGCTCCAGTTGCTCCGTCATTACCTGCTGTGCCAGTAGCACCAGTTGCGCCATTTGTGCCTGCTGTACCAGTTGCACCAGTTGCTCCGTCATTACCTGCTGTGCCAGTTGCTCCAGTTGCTCCGTCATTACCTGCTGTGCCAGTAGCACCAGTTGCACCATCATTACCTGTAACACCGGTTGCACCTGTTGCGCCATCATTACCAG